GGCTGCTCAGTCTGCTAGCACCGTTGGAACAGCTTACGACAACGCAGCTTTGACTGCTTTGGGTGCGACTGCCAATTTGCATGTGACTGTGAACACTCGTAGCACAGCCTCAACTATCAAGGTTCAACATTCTGTTGATAACTCAACTTGGGTGGACTTGATTACTTTTGCTTCTGTTGGTGCAACCACTACCACAAGTGAAACCCTAGCTGTTAGCGGAACTGTAAACCGCTACCTGCGAGCCAACACCACGCTAACCGCTGGCACAGGTTCAATCACACTAACCATTTCCATCGCAAGGAGAAACTAATAAATGGCATTCGTTCATGGTAGAAACGCTTACATTCAGCTGGACAACTCAGCTGGCACTCTTACTAGCTTGACTTCAATCGCTAATGAGATTTCTTATTCACTAAATCTTGAAACTGCTGAAACTTCTGTTTTTGGTAGCAACGCCAAGACTTACATCACAGGTCAGAATGATGCGACTATCAGCATCAAGGGCTTGTTTGACCAGACTACTGCAACCACTATCGAGGGCGCTATCGATGCTCTTGTTGCTGGAACTCTTGCTAGCCTAAAGTTTGTTTTTGGTCCACAGGGTTCTGCTACTGGTGCAAAAAAGTTTTCAGGCACAGCTATCGTGACATCTTATGAAATCGGTGCGCCTGTTGGTGATGTGGTATCGTTGAGCTTGGAGCTACAACGAACTGGAGCTACCACCATCGGCACATTCTAATAGGAGTTACACATGGCACTTCGTGACCAAATTCTTGCTATTCAAAATGATACACCATCTGAGATTGTTGAAATCCCTGAATGGGGTAACATCAAGATTCTTGTAAAGGGTTTTACTCTTGGAGCTAAAGATGACTTTTTGGCTTCGATTCTTGACCGACAGACTAATGAGCCGAATGTGAAAGCATTCAACGCTGGCATTCTTGTTGGCACAGCTTATGACCCTGAATCTGGTGAGCGTTTGTTTACGGAAGCTGACATTCCAACTCTAAAGCAAAAATCTGCTGCGGCTATTGACCGTTTGATTCAGGTCGGTCAGCGTTTGTCAGGTCTTGGTGAGGAAGCTGTGGACATCGCAGCAAAAAAATCTTCCTCAACCCTGAAAGACGAGCAAAGTTCATAATTGCTGAGAGGCTAGGCAGAACTGTTCGTGAACTTGAGCAGGGTTCGCCTAGCTTCTTGCCTCTGAGCAACGCTGAGTGGGTTGAGTGGTTAGCAGTTTTGTCAATCATTGAGCCTGAAGAAGCTCGTCAAGCTAGTAAAAAGAGGTAATCATGTCATCAGTAATCAATGTCACAGCTCGGCTAAAAGCCGACATTGGTTCTTATACCGCTGGTATGGATGCAGCTCGTAAAGCTACTGAGAACTTTACTAAAAGCGCACAGCAAGGCTCAGACCAAACCGAAAAACATGTCAAGGGTTCGTTTGATTCGATTGGTCGTTCTGCTCTCAAACTGGGAACTCTTGTAAAAGGTGCTGTTGTCGGTTTTGTTGCCATTCAAGGGCAACAGTTTCTAAAAGGTGCTATCCAAAGCGCATCGAACTTTGAGGCTGAGTTCGAGGGTGTCAATCAGATGTTTGGCGATGGCGCAAAAAAGGTGCAGGATTTTGCAAAAAATGCTGCGGTTACTGCTGGTATTGCTGAAAATAGTGCGTTGCGTTTTGCTAAGTCTTTTGGTGGTTACGCAAAATCTGCTGGTCTTGCTGGCGATGCTCAGTCAGACTTTTCGACCAAAATGGTTCAAGCCGCTGGTGACTTAGGCTCGTTTTTTGACTTGCCAACTGAGTCTGCTTTGATGGCTATTCAGCAGGGTTTGCGTGGCGAGTATGAACCGTTGCGCCGTTTCAACATTTTGTTGGATGAGAATAGTATCGGTCAAGCAGCGATGGCGATGGGTATTAGTAAGACTGGTAAAAATCTTACTCAACAACAAAAAATTATGGTTCGCCAAAAATCTATCATGGACCAGATGGGTGTCGCTCAGGGCGACTTTGTAAAGTATGGCGATACATACGGCAACCAAATTAAAACAACTTCTGCGTTGTTCCAAAACTTGCAAAAAGATGTGGGTGGAGCTTTACTTCCTGCGATGGCTAAGTTAGCGGCGGCAGCTGTTCCTCTTATTCAGGTTCTTGGTCCGTTGCTGACGGATGCGGTCAAAGCGTTGAATCCAGTTATTGAAGCTGTGACTTTGGCGATGGGCGGTCTTGAGCCTGTCATGAAACCGATTTTTGACATTCTAAAAGTTTTGGCTGAAGTTTTTGCCAACATTGTGTCAGCAATTTTACCTCCGCTACTTGCATTGTTAGCTCCCCTTTTGAGTTTATTTTCATCTCTAGCCGCCCCTCTTGCCACTTTGGTGAATGGGCTTTTGCCTAGTTTGAGCAGTATTTTGACTGCGTTACTTCCAGCTTGGGAGCTAATTTTTTCTTCTGTGCAAAAACTGATGCCAGTATTTACTCAACTTGGCACTCTTATTGCTAATGCTTTTACTAAATTATTGCCATCAATCGGAATGTTTATTGATGCACTTATGGGATTATGGCAGAGCCTTGGTCCAGTATTAGACACAGTTGTGCAAATAGCTTTGGATGCTATGCCGATGCTGATGGATGCTTTTATTAGCGTAATCAATGCGGTAACTCCGCTTATCCCGATTGTTTTTGAATTGGTCGATGCGTTGTTGCCGTTGATTCCGCCTATTTTATCTTTGGTAACTTCAATCCTTCCGCCGTTCATTGACTTGTTTATGACTTTGATGCCGATTCTTTCTAAGATTGCACAGATTATTCTTAAGTTGCTTATTCCTGTTTTGAAATTTCTTGTGCCAATTTTGGGCGCAATTATTCAAAAAGTTGGTGAGTTTGTTGCCAAAGTAGTGACCGACATCAAGGGCTTTATCGATTGGTTATACCCTTACATTGAACCTATCTTGAATGGAATTATTGACGGTATTAATTCTGTTCTAAGCGCTATGGGGCAGGCAACTCTTCCTAAACTTCCAAAAAGTTCTATTACCGCAGCTTTCAAGCAAGGTAAAGCTATCGGTGAAGCCAAGATTGCTGGCGAAAAAGCTGTTACGGCATCATCTGTCAGAGTGCCTGCTTTGACTACGCTAGGTGTGGGTGGCGGTCAAACTCAAGGTGGCTCAGGTAGCAAAGCTCAGGCTAAAAAGAATCCTGTTGCTGAGTTCTACAAAAAAATGGGCAATGAAGCTAAGCAACAAACTGCTCGTTTGAAACTTATTTCTATGGGTTTGAATGAAGATTTGGCTAATCAAGTTGTTTCAGCTGGTGAGGGCTGGGAGAAGATTTATAGCCAGATTGTCAAGGGCGGTTCTAAGGCGATTACTGGTCTTGAATCTAAGTTTGCTCAAACGGCAGCTGGGATTGCTAAAGTCGGTGATGTTGTAAAGAATACGATGCAAAGTATTCAGCAGTCGATTATGAGTGGTTTTGATGTGTCTAAGATGGGTCGAAGTAGCGCTAATGTTATTGCGAACGCTCGCCGTCTTGTTGATAAGGCTAAAGAGTTTGGTGCAGAGATTGTTGGGTTGTCGCAAAAGAATTTGAACCCAATGTTGTTGAATCAGATTATTGCTGCTGGACCTGTCGAGGGTTTGGCTTTAGCTAAGAGCTTGAACGCTGGCGGTGACATCCCTGAGTTGAATAGTCTTTACAATCAGTTGGGTGATACTGCGTTGGCGACTGGTCGGGCTGTTGCTACTAATCAGACTACTTTTTCGTTTCAAGTTTCGGGTGGTGTTGGCGATAAAAATTCGATTGGTAAAGCTATTGTTGAAGCTATCAAAACTTATGAACGCCAATCGACTGCTAGCTGGAGAACTCCATAAATGGGAAAACCTAATGAGATTGTTGAGATTGCTTACAACAAATTAAATGGTGCTTATGTTTGGAATGATGTAAGTTCTTTTTTTCGTGAGGCGAGCGTATCTCGTGGCACAAGTCGTGAACTTGATGTTTATGCCGCTGGTAGTTGTTCTGTAAAACTGTCTAATACTTTTCGAGAGTTTGACCCGACTTATACAACTTTAGCTTCGACTAGAACAAACCTTTTTACTAATCCGAGTTTAGAAGTTGATACGACTAGCTGGTCAGCAAACTTGGCTTCGATTGCAAGAGTTACATCTGATTTTTATAAGGGAACAGCTTCCTTAGAGGCAACTTGGACTGGCTCTGCTGGCGATGCTTGGGTAAACCCTTATTCTCCGCAAGTTACTGTTGTTGCTGGTCAATCTTATGCTGCAAGTGTGTATGTGAAAGAAGTTACAACTGCTCGCCCTCATACGCTAACAATTGACTGGTATGCGTTTGGTGGTTACATCTCATCATCGACAGCGCCATCTGTGAGTGTTCTGACTACTGGGTGGAGCAGATTGAGTGTCGTTGCTATCGCCCCTAATAACGCAATAAAAGCTGACTTTAGGATTCGTTCGACTACTGCACCTGCGGCATCTTCAAAAACTCGTTACGATGCTGCAATGTTTGAGCAGTCATCTACTTTGAACGATTATTTTGATGGCTCAACTTACAATTATCTTCGCACTAATCTGATTACTAATCCGAGCTTTGAAACTAATACAACTGGCTGGACAACTCTTGGAACAATGTCGATTGCTCGAACAACATCGACAGCCTGTGTAGGTAGCGCATCAGCACAACTTACAAACGGTTCAGGCGCATCTTTTTTATCTGCTTACCCTAGCTCTCGAATACCTGTTGTAAATGGTGAAACTTACACTTTTAGTTACTACATAAAAAACTCCACAAGCACAGCTCAATGGCAAGCAACCATCTCAGGTTTTGATGTTTCATCAGGCGGAACAAGAGTTGCTTTTCAAGATGGTGGATTCAACACAATCAACACATCAGCGTGGATTAGATTGTTTGTAACTTGGACTATTCCAGCTGGTGTCACTTACATTGAACCTAAAATCCAAAATGGTTCAGGAGAAACCGCTGGCGGTGTTGCTTTTGTTGATGCTGTGCTTTTAGAAAAATCTGCAACTCTTACAAATTATTTTGATGGTTACTCAGCGCTTGAACCAAATGTGTCTTATTCGTGGTCAGGGTCAGCTAATGCTTCGACAAGTTTGAGGCAAGTTTATGGTGGTCTTTTTAGCGATGAGGTCAAACCTGCTGGCGCTGTAAAGATAACAAGCGATAACCAAGTTATTTTTTATGGGTTTATAGATTCATGGTCTTTCGAATTCATGAACAGCAACCATGATTCGGTGGCAACGCTTGTCGCTTACGATGGTTTATCTAATTTGTCTAAAACAGCTTTGCTGGAATACCTGAATGTTCAAGAATACATTGGTCCGAGAATCTCAGGTGTTCTAAATAAAATTGAAGTCAATTGGGATGACGCAACAGACATTGACTTTGGATACAATCAGGTAACTACTGACGAGATTGCAGATAACACAAATACTTTGCAATACATTCAGCAGGTTGCTAAAGCTGAATCGGGTGACTTTTTTGTTAGTCGAGATGGCACAGCTACTTTTCGTGACCGCACTTGGCTTTCGAGAACTTGGAGCGTTTCGACTACTCGAACGAATTATTGCAAAAATCCTAACTTTGAAACTGACACAAGTTATTGGCAACAAGTAAGTTCGAGTGGTCCTCACTATTCTCGGGTTTCTAGCCCTCGGCAAGCAGGAGGTTACGCTCTATCTGTTGGTTATGATTACATCGGTCAATCTTGCAACATAAATTACACAGATGGTGGCGGATGGAGTTCTGCTGGCAGATTTAGTGCGTATGTTTACACGACCGTTGCTCAAAACATTACTTTATCTGTTTTGTTTACTCCTAGCGGTGTAAACCCGACAACGACAGTTCTTGTATCTGCAAACACTTGGACAAGGTTGTCGGTCACAGGCACCCCTACTGGTGGAGTAAACGGATGGACTGTTTATCTCAGCACAGCAACAGGCAACTCTGCTGGGTTTTATGTAGATTCTGTTTTAGCCGAAACAGGCGCTACTTTGAATTCTTATTTTGACGGCACTTTTGTTCCGATTGCTCCATCAAACCATCGTTACACAACTGCTTGGACAGGTCTGCCAAATGCTTCGACTAGCGTTTTGACCGATTATGTTGGCACAATCAACCCAACTGTTTCTTATCTCTCTTTGTCTGACGCTTCAGGTTCAGACATCCCTATTATGGACATGCAAGTCAGCTATTCAAGCGAGCGACTTTTCAATCGTATTTCTTTGATTCGTAATGATGGTTCTACAATGCAACCGACATTAGTCGCTGAAGATACTGCTTTGCAAGCAGCTTACGGAGTTAGAACTTTTGCGGATGGCGATTATCTCAACATTGATGACGCTTCTGTTTTAGCGATTGCTAAAACATACCTCACCTCTTACTCTCGACCAGAGCTTCGAGTTGAATCTATTACAATTGCAACCGATGCAATTAGCAATGCGGCTAAGGAACAAATTCTTGGTATTGACATCCGTTCGATGATTCGTTTGACTTATCAGCCTTTGCGGATGGCTACTCAAGAAGTTGCTTTTTATAATGTTATTGGTGTGAATCATGAAATTGTAGATAACCGCCACATGACAACTTTGTCACTTGGTTCGCTTGCAAATCAGCCATTCCGACTAGACAGCAATGTTGTTGGTGTGTTAGATTCGAATGTTTTATCTTATTAGGAGAAAATAAACTATGGCTTACAAACTTTGGACAGCAGGTGATGTCCTTACCGCTGATGATTTGAATAACAGTTTTGACGCAAGCGGTTGGACTTCTTACACGCCGACTTTGAGCGGATTGACATTAGGAACTGGCGGTGTCATGACTGCTCGTTACGCCCAAATTGGAAAAACTCTTTTGCTTGAATTTTTGATTACTTTTGGCACAGGTGGCGCTATCCCTAGTCAGCCATCGATAACAGTTCCTTCTGGCAAAAACATAAAAACAGCTATGTATGGCGGTGGGTTTGGAACTATTTACAACGCTTCGACCAATTATCCGATGCTTGTAACTAACAATGGAGCAACAAGCTTGGCTTTTTACATTATGAACTCTGCTGGAACTTATGTTTCTTGGACTGGTCCAGCTGGCGTTTTCACTATTGCGTCAGGAAACCAACTAAGTTTCCGAGCATTTTACGAAGTGGCGTAACCATGAAAAAATTTGTATGCGACAATTCAAGTTGTCCAAACTTTGAGGTTGAATACAATCTCAATGGGTTTGATGAAACTGCCGAATGTGGTGGCTGTGCGGCTACTTTAGCTGGACAGGTTAGCAACATCCCTGAGCCAATTATTGAAACGATTGAGAGCGTCTAATGGCATCTATCAAAAAAACTATTGCAACAGCCATGAAGTTCAATGGCTATGTTGAATCAGCTCATCAGAACAACATTTTTGGTAAATGGTATGGTGCTAACTTTTCACCTTGGTGCGCTTGTTTTGTTTCTTATGTGCTAAATAAAAGTGGCGCTGGCAAACTTATCAAAGGTGCGCAGACCGCTAAAGGTTTCAATTCTTGTGGCGCTGGAATCAAATTCTTCAAAGCTAAAAAAGCTTGGCATCCTGTAACAGAAGCTAAAGCTGGCGACCTAGCATTTTTTGATTGGAACGGCGATAACATCCAAGACCATGTTGGATTAGTTATTGCCAATAACCCTAAAGCTAAACAGATACAAACCATTGAGGGCAACACCTCAGATGCAAGTCACGCCAATGGCGGAGTTGTTCAAGTGCGTTGGCGCAGCTACTCAGTCATTATGGGTGTTGGGCGACCTGCTTACAATAAAGAATAGCGTTTATGGGCGTGTATTTTTTTATTTGATAGTCGCTGTTGATTATTCTATTTGTGGAATGAAAGGCATAAAATGAACTTATCTGTTTTGGCATCGTATGGGCGCAGTTTTCTTGCGACTACTTTGACTGCTGTTTTTGCTATCGGAAAACTACCAACTGAGTTTACTTCTGCGGATTGGGCAACAGTTAGTAACGCAATTTGGATTGCCGTCATCCCAGTTGTCATCCGTTACCTCAACCCTAATGATGCGACATTTGGCATCAAAAAGTGAGTGAGCCAGAGCCAACAGTCAAAATCACTTTGACGACCACTTACGAAAAACTTGACAAGCTTGAAAAGCAAGTTTCATCTGATTTCAACGAGATAAAACTTGCTTTGCAAGAAGTCCAACTTACGCTTCGAGCTTTTGCTGACCACGAGAAACGCATTCGTGGATTAGAAGAATGGAAGTGGAAGCAAGCTGGTGTTGCTGCCTTGCTAACAACATTTCCGTCAGCGATTATTGCTTACTTGGTGAGCAAGCTTTTAGGCTAATCTTCAAACTGTTCCCAAAAAGTGCGGTTATCAATTTCGGCTTTTTGTTGGACCTTGTATGAATCAATCGCAAAAGCTACGACCATCAAAAATGCTGCGACTATTCCTATGGCTATTAGTCCAAAAAAGATAATGCCACCGATTATTAGTAGCTCCATTACTTCACCTCAAACATTGCGTATAGGTCGTAAAACTCGCCTTCTGTTTTGCGAGTGACGACTTTTAGTCCATGAGTTTTTGCGATTACTGAACCTTGCGATGGGAACTTTACAGTTCCAATCTTTGCCCATGTGTTGGGTTTTGCTTTTAGCTGTTCGGCAATAGCAGTCCATTTGCTTGAACTGCGACCTCGTTTAGCCGCTGGTGGATTAGTCCACTCCATTTTGTTTTCCTTCTTATAGGTTTGATTCCCAAACCCGAATTGGTCGGGCATGAGATGATGGTCTTTTTGAAATAAAAAATGTTTCTGTTGATGAAATGTATCCGAGCTTTTGAGCTTTTTTGAACATTGCTCCCATTGCTGAAGGCTGATGGGTTTGGATGTGTGGAAAGCGTTCAAGTTCTTCCCACACATTATCGCTGGTCAGTTTGAAATGACTACGAGCGAGTTCCTCGATTATCTCAATTACGAGAGTTGCCCATTCTGAGTTGGCATTAGTTTCTACTAGCTCAAGACCTTCATCTCGAAGTTGCTCGGCGGTTTTATTAGGCATCTGCAAACTCGCTATCCTGTCTGTAAATCGGTGACTCCAATTCGCCTACATACTGGATTGAGATTGGCTCTGAGTCTGGAATCTGCTTCACGCCACCTCGATAATACGATTTGTATTCAACCCATGCGACTCGGTAGCCTTTGCTTTCGTAAAACGCAGCTTCACGCTTTTCGTCTTTAGCTTGACTAACATTGACCCAACTGACGCTGCCATCGCTGTTTTGAACACACCAGACTTTGCCGAATTTGCCATCTACGATTCGGGCATCAACAACATTGCCGTTGAAGTCCATCAACTTGAAGAACATGCCGATACCCTTTTGGTCAGCTAAACGAGCTTCGCTATACGAGCTTCGCATCATGCCATCGTGGTAAAAGGCGTAACCATCTTCATCGTAAATGCGTTGTTTATCTTCCTCAATCTTGCGAGCTTTTTCTCGACATGATTCTGCATGAGCTACCCATTCAGCATCGCTCACATTTTCCCGAAACCAGATTTCCATTTTCGCTCCTTCCAAGCGTATAGCCTAACGGCTACATAACTATTATGCCTTATTTGTATCATTTTATCAACTTTTACAGGTCAAGCTTTTGTATAAAAAAATCTCCTGAATCTTGATAGACGCAGGAGAGTTTTTAGTTATGCCCAATGGCTTTGGAACTGAGGCTTCCCGTCATAGATTCTTGCCCATTCGGAATAGCCGACTCGTGCGTATCCGTTTTTGTTCCATCGAAACATTTCAGGCTTTGCGCCTTCTTTTTTGCTGGCAGGAACTACCATCTCGCTTGCCCAACTTTCAGCTCTAACGATTTGCTGTTTCATTGGAACTACCCAGACAGAGGCGGCGCTTGCACGAACTACCTCGTAAAAGTCCACATTGGTTTGGTCGTATCCCCAACTTGAAACTAAGATTTCTCCAACATTTGGAACTGCAACTTGATTACTCATTTTTTCCTTCCCGAAATAGCCAAACGGCTACATAACTATTATGACTCATTTATAGTTATTTAGCAACTTATTGAGATTGCAAGTAAGCCCTCGAAACTATAACTATTTCGAGGGCTACTTACAGGTCAGCGTTTAGAAGGGTGAATCCTCAGCTGGTGGCGCAACCTCATCAACCCAACTTGACGCGCTTGGGCTAGACGAGCGTGGCACATCTGAATAACCAGTTTTAGGTGGTCGGCTGAGGTCGAGTCCACATGACTCTAATTCAAGTTGATTGCTTGTCCGAGAGTTGCCGTCTTTATCTGTGTAGCTTTGTGCGATTAGGCGACCTTGTGCAATTACTTTGTCGCCCTTTTTGAGGCTGCCAGAAATCTGTTCCGCAAATGTGCGCCATGCAGATGCTCGCAAAAACAAAGTTTCGCCATTTACCCACTCGTTTGATGTTTTGTCAAACTTGCTAGGTGTCGATGCGATAGTGATGTTTACAACAGACAAACCGCTCTGAGTTGATTTCAACTCTGGGTCGGCAGTCAAGTATCCAACAATTGTGATTGTGGTGTCGTTAGCCATTGATAATTTCTTCTTTCTCGTTTAGGTTGTTTAGCAAATACCATTTGCTTTCCCAGTAGTAAAAAACTGGAATTGTTGCAGGGTCAATTGGTGGGTTGGTATTTCTTAGAAGTTTGTAGCCGTTCACTCTTGCCTTGCGAGCCGATACATCATCTGCTTCAAATGAGTTGTTGCATCGGTAGCACATGGTCAATAAGTGTGAGTGGGTGTCGTAAAGTTTGCTTCCGCCTGCTCCACGATTCACTCGGTGATGAATTGTTAGTTCCTGCTCTGTGCCACATGCTACGCAGCGATTGTCATCTCTGCCCATGACTTGCAATCGTGTTTTTCGGTTCAAGGCACATACCTATTGACTGAGTGCAGTTTTGCTTCTTCTCGCTCCGATGACACCTCTGAGCGAATTGCATCAGCTCGTGCTTCAAGGTAGTTGAGAGTTTTGCGTAGAGCTTCGACTTTTGCTTCCGCCAACCGCTTTTGTAAGTTGAGCATGTGAATTTCTTCGTTGGCAAAAGTCAATGACTCTGCCCATGCGCTTGCAATGTTTGGCTGATTGATTTTCAATGTAGCTTTGTTTAGGTTGAACTTGTATTCAAAATCAGCTTTAGCGGTTGCCTCAGCATCGAGCGCAGGTTGCCACTCTTTTAGCAAAAACCTATTCCACTCGATAAGGTGTTCGTTTAGTTTGAGTTGTGCTTGCATTAGAGAAGCACCTCCTCAGCGTTTTGCGACTCTTCGACAATTTCAGCTTCAACAATTTCAGCGTCAGAATCTTTGACCATCTTAGAAGCTAGGTTCATGAACTCTGCCGATAGAGCTGGAGTAAGTTCGCCTGAGTCTTTGCAAGCTCGGTGAAGCTTGCGCAACTCTGCTTTGTCGTCTAGCTTTTTAGCTTCAGCAAGCCAGTCGTGGCTGGCAACTACCGCTGGGGTGGAAGCACTTGCTGTGTCCATTTCCTCGGCTACATACAATCCTGAAAGCTCCATTGGGAATGCTTTTCGTAGTGCAAGCATCTCGGCACATTTGCCGAGCATTAGTGAGCCATGCTGCGACCACATCTGTGACAACTTGTTGCCAAAGTATGGTGCATAACTGCTCCAAGTAGCGACTGCGTATAGTGGCTCTTCGAAACCTTTTCGCATGACACCTGCTCGGGCTGCGGCTGGCGGTTCGTTACTGAGCCAAACATCTACCCACTTTTCACCATCGGCAGTCCATTGAATCGGTTTTTGCCCTGTGTATTCGCCTGTGCGCTGAGCGACAAGTCGTGCGCCATCGATGCCCACCTGAATTGAATACTTGCCACCACGCTCGATGCAATAAATCTGTCGTGCGATTGGGTCAAGCTGAGTGCGCTGGACAGTTTGAGCAAAAGCTTCAACGATAGCTCTCGGAGCGAGAACCATCTTTTCGCCGTTGCTGGTATTGATTTTCTTGTATAGACCTGCGAACTCCATAAGAGCTTTTTGGCTATCGGTCCACAAGTTTGCATCACCTGTGGTTGGTATTTCTGCGAGGCTGCTCATGCCATCTCCTTCTCGAAAGCAACTGCTTCATCCAGTCTGACTAGAAAAGCTGTTGCGAGCGTTATCAACGAAGCGATTGCTTCATCGTTTCTGTCGATAACCCAAAGCTTTGGCTCTAGGCTAATCGGCACGAAATCTTGGTGTTCCTCAACTACAAAGTAACAGCGAGCTGCTCCCATCACAAACATCTCCCATTGGATTTGCCGATAGTAGTGAGCAGGTATGCTCTTCATTTCTTTGCCAGTTGTTTTGACTTGACATAGTTCAATGATGCCATCTTTATCTAAACGCACACCATCAGGAGTTGCCATAAATCTGCTGTTTTCCGCAGATTTGAACAAAAACTTGTTTTGCTCAAAACCTGCCCAATCCACAAGAAAAGGCTCCCGTTCAAGACCCCACTCGGTTGCAGGGTTGCCAACAAAACCATCGAAGAATTTTGATTTGAGAATTGAATCGATTGAAGATTCAGATGCAAGCTTGCCTGCGTTTGTTGCGGTCACTCCATTGTTCCGAGCGGCTAGCCACTCATCACGATTTTCTGAAGATGCAACAATTGCGACACCATGCACAGTTTGGATGTCCATAATTTCCCTTCCGCTTTTAGAGTATGCCATTTGACTTTTCATCGCAACTCTATAAAAAACATTTTAGAGTTTGCCTACGACATTTTATTGGGTTGCCCTAGAGGGAGCTGGACATGCTCAACCTCTAGGGCATGAGAGAGGGAAAGGACTCTCGATAACAGTTTGCTTTATCTCAGGCTGACCGCAAAATCGACACGCAGGGTGTAAAGACGCTTATTGTGTTGTGCAACTACAATAGTTTTATGGCTAATTCATGGGGCAATCCCGAACTAAAAAGTTTCAAAAATAACAACATTCGCAGAGTAATTTTTGATACAGCTAGAGTGTTTGTTCACCGCAACATCGTGAGTGATGTTGAGGAACTACTTTTCAGAGTAGCATCGCATGGCGCAGTTTTTAGTGCCGATGGTTTGCCGACTGTTTTGCCTGCTTATGAAATGGATGATTCCATTGAAGCCAAATACGGTTTGAAAATTCAAATTCCAAATTTCCATGTAGCCATTGATACAGATGATTTACATTTTGCTCAACTGGATGACATTTTTATTTATCGTGATTTTGCTTTGGAAGATGAAGCAAAACCAAATACAGAGAAACATTCTTACATTGACGAGAAAAGTTTGAAGTTGGCTGCTCGCCAAATAAAGCTTCACGACAAAGGCAAAGATGTAAAGTTTTTGGCTTACTTTTTGGGGCTGGAAAATCCTGAGATGCAAACCACTTTTGACAAAAGCATGTCGGAAGCAATAACTTATTTTCAGCAACGAATGGGCATGCCTCAAACTGGAGAAGTCGATTTTTATACATGGAACGCTATTGCTCCAAAAGCCACAGATAGAATTGCTGGAGGCTACGCTGGCATCAAAGTGCGAGTTTTACAATCGGCTCTAATGGTCAATGGTTTCTATGTTCCTGTCACATCTCGCTTTGGAACTGAAACAATTCGTTGTGTCAGAGATTTTCAAACAGCAAATAACTTGCGTGTAACAGGTCGTGTTGGATTTCTTGAGTGGAAAGCACTTTTTGAACTGAAGTAAGTTATAGGATGATTTTTGTCAGGGAAAGGACAAAATGAAAACAGTAAGTTTTTTACGCAAACCTTTGGGATTCGAAGGCAAATTTACGCAGATACCCAACACATGGGCAAGAGATGAACGCTTAGGGTATCGAGCTAAAGGCATCTTGCTTTTGCTAATGAGCCACCAAGACGGCTGGAAAATTAGTCTTGAACATTTAGCTGGCGATGGTCCAGACGGAATAACCGCAGTCAGAACCGCTATCTCACAATTGCAAGAGTTGGGCTATCTCAAGCGCAATCAAATACGCAATTCTAAAAATCAGATTGAGGGTAGTGAGTGGATTATTTCTGACCCATTCGAGCCAGAATCAGAAAACCTAATGTTAGAAAATCAAACAGAAAACCTAATGTTAGAAAACCTCACACTTAAGAACACTACAATTAAAGAACACAATAGAATTAATACTCAGGCATTCGAAATCTTTTGGTCCGAGTATCCACGCAAAATCGGGAAGGGTGCTGCGTTGAAAGCTTTTCAAAAAGCATCCGCCAAAGAATCACCAGAAATTATTCTCGATGGATTGAGAGCTTGGATAGCTTCAGGCAAGATGCCAGAGATGCAATACATCCCACATCCGACAACTTGGTTGAATCAAGCAAGATGGACAGATGACATCGAAGCTCTAGTGGGTTCTAAAAATGCAACATCGATTGCTGCCGACATCATGAACAGAGCGGCAGCTATGGATTCTTACTCTCAGAGGAGAATCGAATAATGGACATCAAACAAACTGGCGTAATTCTTGCAAAGATTGCGCTCATTGAAAATCGGGAAGCGACCAACGAAACAATTCTTGCTTGGCATGAAATTCTTTCAGACCTCAACTATGAGGATTCGTTAGAAGCGCTTGTCCAGCATTACAGACATTCAACTGAATCTTGTAAACCTGCTCACATAGTTCGTGGAGCGAGAGCAATCAAGGAAGAAAAAAAGAAGCGAGTAGTCACATGAGCCAAAACGCATTACACAATTTTGATGCAGAAAAATCAGTTCTTGGCGCAGCTCTCATTAGCTACAATGTGCTAGACGAAATAACTTTGCAACCTGAAGATTTTTACGAGCCTCGGCACGAAGCCGTATTCCGTATCATGCGGAAAATGTTTTTAGCAGGCGAGCCTATCGATGCAATCACAGTTGGCAACCACATTGAGTTTCAAAATAACAAAGCGCTAAATCCTGTCATGTTGTTTGAGTGGAGCGGTTTCGTTCCAACAGCAGCCAATGCAACTTACTACGCTGACATCGTTTATGAGTGCGCTGTTAGACGCAGGCTAAACCTTGCAGCTGCAAACATCCAACAAGAAAGCACTCACGCTGATTTTACTTTGCTCACCGAATCGGTAAGAGGCAAAATCGATTCAGCTCTTGGTATCAAGCAAGCAAGCATCTCTTTTATCACAGACGAGATTGCGACGACAATCGACAACATGACTAAGCCAACTAAAAGCTACAAAACTCCTTGGGCAGTATTGACCAAAGCTATTGGCGGTTTTCGTAGTGGCTCGCTTTATGTCATCGGTGCAAGACCTGCAAAAGGCAAAACATCAGTAGGGTTGCAATGCGCTATGGTTCTCAGTCGTGAGGGCGCTGTGGCGTTTAGCAGTCTTGAGATGAATCGTGAAGAAATGCACAAGCGCATCATTTCTATCGGGGCAAGTATCCCAATGGATTCAACAATGAACAACCGAGTAACGCCTGAAGAGTGGGAACGCATCTCACGACTTGGCGACCAAATTCGACCCAACATAGCGATTGACGACAGGGCTGAAGTTTCGGTTCACGACATCAGAAGTTTCGCTAGGTCAGTTCACCGCACCATGCCCCTGTCGGGAATTGTGGTGGATTACTTGCAGCTCATGAGTTCCAAAGATAACCGCCCTCGCCATGAGGTAGTTGCTGAAATGTCAAGGCAACTAAAAATTCTTGCTAGAGATTTAGAAGTTCCTGTTATTGCCCTATCGCAACTAAACCGTAATTCTGAGCAACGCAATGACAAGCGACCAACAATTGCTGACTTGCGAGAATCAGGAGCGATTGAACAAGATGCCGATGTCGTAATCTTGCTACATCAGGAGGATGACACTTTGCTATTGGATGTCGCTAAAAACAGGCAAGGACCGCCTTCTCTAGTAAGGTTGAAGTGGCAAGGCGAGTTTGCCAGAGCGGTGAGTTAGTTTGGCTTCAAAGTTTGAGCTTACAAAAAAAGAAGCACACATGGTTAGTGAGCTTCAAAAAGAGGCAATTGAGCATGATGTCATTTGCATGCAAGACCCTGCCACTTGGGATGGGGAAACTAATGAGGACACCATGCAAGCCAAAAAAAACTGTAACGGCTGGCAGGCTTCACTAGAATCATTAGGTTTTCCCAGATGCCCGATTCGAGAGCAATGCCTAGAAACAGCTCTTGCTCTCGAAGTGGATTACGGAGTTTGGGGTGGCAAATCTGTCAGGGAACGCCGCCGACTGATACAGATTCGCAACTCTCGTTAGCGAGCCATTGCTCGCCATACACGCTCAGCAACAAAACCGATTGAGTGATTCATCATGGCTACCTGTGATTTGTAGGAAGCTTGCTGATACATCTGGACAATCAAGTTTGCGGATTGAACATCAATAAAGACTCCATCGATTTTTGCTGATTGGTGCTTCATCACGATTTTTTTGACCTGCATGAAATACCATTTTTGATTAGACATTGTTACCTTCCTTGACCCACTTGCGAGCAGCAACCATCGCCGCTTTTTTGATGTCCGATGCTTTTGCATCTGGGTATTGCTTCCGAGCGTTTTCAGCAATTCTTTGAGCTATCATGTCAATGTCAGCTTGCTTTTTAGCAGCTGCCCATTCACGCTCCAAAAACGCTTTAGCCTCGACAAAATCTTCTTTGTCCTCAGACTGGACAAACTCGTCAAAACCATCCATGACATACAAGGCGTATTCAATAGCTTTTATTTTTTTCTCGTTGCTCATTTCGAACAACTCCTTCCCTGTCTGGCAACCTGCCGACATGTCTATTATTGCACAATAAGTTGCAATAAGTCAAACACAAAAAAAAGATTATTGAAGAAAGTTTGCATCTTTTGTTTTTATGGTGCATACTATGAATGTGAGTAACACTAACGGAAAGGAAAACTCATGGCACACCAACTAGAAACATTCGGAAACGAAACAGCGTTTGTGAGCGTTCGTGAAGATGCATGGCACAAACTTGGCACAGTAGTGCCTGAAGCTTTGACCGCTGAAGCTGCTTTTGGTTTTGCACACCTTGCAGACTGGGATGTTCGCAAAGCTCCACTTTACCTAGCCAATGGAACTGAAGTTCCAGACCGCTTTGCAACCATCCGCAACAACCCATTCATTGAAGGGCAGACCGACATCCTCGGAGTAGTTGGCTCAAAGTATGAACCAATTCAAAACGAAGAACACGCAGACTTGCTAAATGCTTTGGTTGATGCATCGGGCGCACACTTTGAAACCGCTGGCTCATTGTTCAACGGTAAGCAAACTTTCATCACCATGAAGTTGCCAGAAACAATTGAAATCGGTGGCGTGGACAAAATCGAAACTTACATTGCAGCTTTGAACTCACACGATGGCAGCAAATCGTTCCAGTTCATCGTGACCCCTGTTCGTATCGTTTGCGCCAACACTCAAGCAGCTGCAATCGCATCCGCTAAAAGTCGCTTCTCAGTCCGTCACACGAAGTCGGGAGCTTCAGGCGTTATCGCTCAAGCCCGAGAAACTCTTGGGATGACCTTCAAGTATCTTGACAACTTTCAGGTCGAAGCCGAAAAGATGATTCAAAAGTCACTTGATGAATCAACTTTCTTTGACATCGTGTCAAGCTTGTATCCAGTTCAAGACGATGCTTCAGACATTTTGAAAATTCGTTCTGAAGAAACTAGCTTGAAGCTCATGGAACTTTTTGTTGAGTCGCCAACTTCAACAGGCATTCGTGGAACTGCTTGGGCTGGCTATCAGGCAGTCACCGAATACCTAGACCACTTTGTCAAGGTTCAAGGTAAGAGCGATGAGCAAATCGCTTATCACCGAGCAATGTCGGTTGCTAGTGGTAAGTCAGATGAGCTAAAATCAAAAGCATTCAGAATGCTAGCCACCGTCTAAAACTGTGGGAGCTGTCGAACTGGCAGCTCCCTTTTGCAACACTAGGGAGAAAACAAAATGCTATTTTTATGCCAATACTGTGAAAGCAACATTTTCTATAAGCCAACTATGAACCGCTGGGAAGATTTACTAGCTATAAACAGCTGCCAACGAGCTTTTGAGAAAAAACATCAACCACACCAAGACGCATCTTTTTATGTAAACGAAAACCAAAAAACAACTTTGCAAATTGTTTGGGATACAGAAACTCATTCTCTGGTCCGTATGGGAGAACTGCGCCTGCTCCTCGGAGATGATACGCCTGTGCGCTCAACACCGCACCTTCTATCGGTAGGTATCCATCACGATGTTGCTTTAGAAATGGCAACTCAGGCAAATGATTTACGCACAATCAGTAAACCTTTTTTTGCTGTTGCCGAAAAGCCTTTGACCAAATCTGAAAACCTTGTAGTTGCTATGGAAAACAAATTTTCAAACTTGGATGAAGCTTTCCGCAAGGTTATGCAAACATCACGAATTGGTGGAATCGTCACCATTGCTGAAGCGGTCGATGAGGTCATTGAAGCTCTCCAGACATGACCGCCATACACAGGCACATGTATGTTTTGACGGTAAGATTAGAACATGAAACTAGAGTATCGTAATGTGTTTAGTCTAAAACTTGACCCAAATAATGCTCGGCAACACGATGACATAAACCTTGAAGCTATCAGCAAAAGCCTAGATAGATTCGGGCAACAAAAACCTATTGTTATCAATAAGTCAAATGTTGTTATCGCTGGCAATGGAACTCTCATGGCAGCCAAAAAGTTAGACTGGCAAGAAATCGCTGTTGTTGTCGCACCTGAAACTTGGACCGAAGCCGAAGCTAAAGCCTACGCAATTGCAGACAATCGAACACACGAATTGTCGAAGTGGGATAACGAACAACTACTAGACACAATCTCTGAGCTACCAGACGAACTCATTTTGGCAGCTGGCTTCAGTCAGGAAACATTAGACGAGCTACTAAAAACTTGGTCAGAAACTCCAGACCTTGGCGACCTCCTTGATGAAGGAAGCGATTCAGGCGAGGATAGCGGAATGGTTCGGATTAGTTTTGTTGTGCCTGAAGGCGCAGCCGACCGATGGAACGCCGCCGTTGAAAATGCTGGCAAAGGCTCTACTCTTCTAAACACAGTCGCAGCTATCAATGCAGCGTTTGAAAAACTGTCAGAGGTCAATTAGGAAATTATGAAAAAAATACTTATAGGCGTTGCCACATTACATTTGATTGGATGGGGAATCTTTTTCGTTTTAGGTTTTGAATCAATCACACTAGCAACAGCCCTACTTGCTTATACGCTGGGCATGCGCCACGCATTTGACGCAGACCACCTAGTTGCCATTGACGGCACTACTCGCAAACTAATCCACGAACATAAAGAATCACATGGCGTAGGTTTCTTTTTCTCACTAGGTCACTCAACAGTTGTTTTCATTGCAACAGCTTTAGCGGTTACAGGAATCAGCACAATCGGGCAAGACCTCCTCAACGAAAACTCAACCCTAAAACAAACAGGCGGATTTATCGGCAGCCTAGTAGCTGGAAGCTTTCTACTACTACTCGCAGCATGGAATCTAAGAATCCTTTGGAAAATTGTGGATGGCGACAAAGACGCTCAACCAACAGGTTTCTTCAGCAAGTTCATCAAGCCAGTAAACCAACAATGGCAAATGTATCCAGTCGGACTATTATTTGGGCTAGGCTTCGATACAGCAACAAGCATCACATTCCTCAGCCTGTCAATCGTTAGCGTAGCCTCAGCCAATCTAGCTTTTGCAGTCCTATCGTTACCAATCATCTTCACCGCAGGAATGGCACTAGGCGACACCCTAAGCGGATACATCATGAGCAAAAGCATGAAATGGGCAATAGCCAAAGACCAACGCTACATTTACAACATCACACTCACACTCATCGCATCCCTAGCAGCAATCGCAATCGGTGTTCCAATCCTCATGGAGCTGTAATGCAACTACCAAACAAAACCTACGATGTTCTACTCATAGACCCACCTTGGTCTTATCATGGACAACAAGACAAATGGGGTGCAGCTGCAAAGTTCTACTCAACCATGACAGACACAGACCTACAAGCAATGCCCATTCAAAATTTGCTAAACAAAAAAGCAGTCGTATTCGTATGGGCAACCGCACCACGCCTAGACGCAGCAATCAAACTCATCGAAGCATGGGGATTACACTACCGAGGAGTAGCATTCACATGGGTCAAATCCAAACAAAACGGCACACCAATCGGCGCACAAGGCGTAAGACCATCAGTAGTCAAACCAACAGCCGAATTTGTTCTAGTTGCATCCAATGTTGCCAAAGGCAGACCACTACCCTTAGCAGACGAATCAATCCGCCATGTCATCCTCGCACCCAAACAAGAACACTCACGCAAACCCGATGCAATCCACGACTCAATCAACAAACTCTACCCCAACGCCACCAAACTCGAACTCTTTGCAAGACGACCATACACAGGCTGGGAAGTATGGGGAGATGAAATTTAGTGGCAACCAAAGGCAGAAGAGTATCCACCCTTGACGACCCAAAAGTCCAACTACTCTTACAAGCACTCACAGGTGGCAACTACATAGAAGTAGCCTGCTCCTACGCAGGGCTAGCACCCTCAACAGTCCACCGCTGGATGGAACGAGGAAGAGCCGAAAAACAATCACAAGAACTCGGCAACAAACCCGACCCAATCGAAACACAATACATAGACTTATGCAATGCAGTAGAAAAAGCTCGTGCAACCGCTGTGCTACGCAATGTCACCATCATCCAACAAGCCGCAGGCAACGGTCAATGGCAGGCAGCAGCATGGTGGTTAGAACGCTCCATGCCTAATCAGTATGGGCGGAAGATTCAAGCTGAGGTTAGCGCACCTGTGTCGGTGCAAGAGCTTGAACGCCGAATGTTAGCATTGTTGGGTGACGATGAAACAGTTGTATCTGAAGATGAGCGAAGAGAAGCGTAGAGCTTTTCTTTTATCGCTTTCGCCTGAAGAGGCGGCTTTCTTTGAGGCTGAGGTTCAAAAACCTGTCATGTTGCCTTGGCGTGAACTGGCTCGACCTGAGCAACTCATGCCTGAAGGTGATTGGTTCACTTGGGCATTTATCGCTGGGCGTGGAGCTGGTAAGACTCGTAGCGCAGCTGAAGCCATTATCGAACTGGCTGAGCAACCAAATTTGCGTATTGCTCTTGTAGGTCGTAACCCTGCCGATGTTCGAGATGTTATGGTCGAAGGCGATTCGGGGATTCTTGCCTGCGCTAGAGGTATCGAGATTTTGTATGAGCCTTCTAAGTCACGCTTGACTTTCCCTAATGGAACTCGTTGCTTCATTTATTCTGCTGAAGTGCCTGCGAAACTTCGTGGACCTCAACACCATTATGCATGGACCGATGAGCTTTCCTCTTGGGCGGATGCTTGGAAGGGCGATGTTGTTGATACGGCTTGGAACAACTTGATGCTGGGTATGCGTTTAGGTAAAGCTCCTAAAGTGATTGTGACCACTACGCCTAAGAATAATCGGCTGACTAAAACGATTATGAGCCGACCTTCGACCGTCATGACCAGAGGCTCAACCTACGACAATTTGAGTAACCTCGCCCCTGTTTTCAAAGAGCAAGTGTTAGCCAGTTATGAAGGAACTCGTATCGGCAGACAGGAACTTTTGGGCGAACTGTTGGAGGACATTGACGGAGCATTATGGACTAACGCCATGTTGGAAGCCGCTCAAACCGATTCTGTGCCAGAGATGGCTCGCATCGTTGTCGCTATCGACCCTAGCGGTGGAGATGCTGAAGGTAATGACGAACAGGGAATTGTGGTCGCTGGGCAAGGTGTCGATGGCAACTACTATGTTTTGGATGATAGAAGTTGCAAGCTCTCACCTCAAGGATGGGCTTCCAGAGCTGTCGCCGCTTATCACGAATACAAAGCTGACAAACTTATAGCTGAAAAGAATTTCGGTGGCGACATGGTAGAAGCCATTATCAAACAGGTGGACAACAAAGCCAACTTCAAAATGGTTACAGCGTCACGAGGCAAAGTGCAACGAGCCGAACCCATTGCGGCTCTCTACGAACAGGGCAAAGTCAAACATGTCAAAGGGTTAGAAAAACTCGAAGCCCAACTAACAAACTGGACTTCGAGCGATGGCACATCACCTGACCGCCTAGACGCTATGGTCTGGGCATTGACCGAGTTGGCTCTCGGTAAAAAAGCTATTCCTAGTGTTGAGGTTGTGACTGTTGGTCAAGAGAATAGTTGGCGATTTTAGCAAGCAACTTTTTAGCAACTGCAAGGTCATCGGTTTCCTGCCATGACAAAATGGAAAGGATTCCTTTAGCGTCAGCCTTGCGGATGCTGTAACGCTTTTGAGTGCTTTCAAAGTTATCCTCCAAAGTAATGAACAACTTGTTGCCATTGCTATCGGAGGTGAGGGTATCCCACAACACTTCACACCCCCACCATCTCAAAGTGCTTTCTTTGAAGAACTGATAATTTTGGCTGATGATTTCTTGCCACTCTTCAGATTCTTTGTAGCTCATGATTTACCTGCTTTTGATTTTTTGATACACGCCATTTTCTCAAGCAACGAATGGTGGCACTTGCATGCTAGCGGTTGAACTTCAACCACCCACGCATACTCGACAATCGGGTCAAGGGCATAAGCGTTAGCTTCCACCGATGCCACCTGCTCGCTCTCGTAACGAGCTGGCTCAGTAATCTCAATACCGCTCTTCACGAGGCGGTAGGCAACTTTGTATTCCATCATGGTTTTATCCTTTCGCTTTCTGCTCAGCCATGCCCAAATCGTAGGCTGCTTGCAACTGGTCAAAGTTCTTTGCAAACTGCTCAGCAATCTCACGAGCGTTTTCAACGGTCGCTCCCTTGACCTCAACACAATAGCCGACAAACGCAGCCATCACATCAAACATTTTATCTTCGCTCATTAGAACGCCGCCTTTACATCTTTGTTGTTATCAAAAAACACGAACCCAATTCCATCTGGGCTGACAGCATAGAACTTGTTGCCGTCTTTGTCGCTGACCACATAAACCACATCAGCTTCGATTTTGTCTTGCTCTTGCATGGCTTCAAACGCCACACTCGACATGTATTTTCTTTTCATTAGTAAGCACTCTCCCAACACTCATCTTCATCATCTTCATCAACAGCAACCCACGCCATGACAACTTGCAACAAATTGTTGTAGTCGCCACCCTTAGCTTCCTGCACGAACTGCTCACGAACACCTTCTGAGATGCCAGCTCGCTTCATTGCTTTGACCACACGACCCAAAATGGCAAACGCATTGCCATCCTCTCCGACCAACTGCACATTTACTTCTGGATACTTGACAGACATTTTTTTATCCCTTCCAGCGAGAATTTCTCGCTTAGTCCAACCGAGAACTGACAGAAGCGTAGAAACCGTATTTACGGAATACATCTGCCGCAGCTCGGCATCCAGCTTCCTTGCGGTCGATGCTTTGACCACGCTCACCAAACTTTGACGACCAGATGTCCATGCCACCATAATACGACTTGTGGGCGTATCCCTGAGCTTTAGCCCATCGAGCAAAAGGTTTACGACCATCGCCAACATTGACCCACGCAAAACCGCACAAGCCCTCCATCTGGTAAACAGGTTTTGAATAATCGATTTCGTTGCTCAACCCGATTGCATCTCCGACAACGAACATCGGCGGTTTAGCTCCTGCATGGGCAACTTGGAATGCGGCACACGCTTCATCCCAGACCTCTTGATAATTGACGCTCATGATTTTCCTTCCCGAGCGAGAATCTCTCGCCTAGATAATTATCACACATCAACACAATAAGTGCAACTTTGTAACGGTTGCAGTATTACTAGGGTAAAACTAGGAGTTGCACTAAATCAACATTCGTGCTATAATGGACAGGTCAAGGGATTTAGCCCGAAACAGCTCCAAGCCTCAAGTAGAGGTTTAGAGTTTACAACTCCACAGGGAAGGAACAGTCATGGTGACTATTCAACTAACAGACAAAGAAGCCGAACGATTGAGCAAGTTGCTCAAATGGCGCATCGAGCAGTTAGACAGATGGCGTGAGCCATTGCAAGACAGCGCATACGGCATTTTGGATTTCAGCAACATTCGCAAAGAGCGTGAAGCTCACCGCAAAAGCATGTTGGCATTGCTCAAGTTATACGATGCCATGTTGCCAAAAGTTGTGAAAGCAATCGCCAAGAATCAACGAGGAGCTTCTAATGGTTAAGTTAGATGTAAACGCAGATTATGTTTCAATGCCAGAGTTAGCGCAAGAGCTACTGAAGCGTGTCGAATCTGGCAAGCGTGAAATTGTTTACAACGAAGGCAACCCAAACTGGCAGAACTATACAAGAGGAATTGTTTCCGCTTATGAGTCGGTTCTAAGTGCCATCGGTTATGACGAGCCTGAAGCGTAACAACGCCATCAAAGATGCCCTCGATTTCGGTCGAGGGTTTTCTTTTACCCTACGAATACACTTGCCACTCAACCCTGCAAAAGATAGGATGTAAAAATGGGATTAGAGAACTTTATAGTTAGACCAGTATCGGGGAAGCAAGCAAACCTACTGCAAGCAAGCAACCACTATTTGAAACGCAACGCTCAAGCGATGTTTGCTTATGGGTTATTCGAATCAGATGACATACTCGCTCCGATGATGGGTTGCGTTATCTACGGCAAACCTGCAAGCCCATCTCTTTGTATCGGTATCTGTGGACCTGAAGAATCAAGTCGAGTGATTGAACTGACACGCTTATGGATTGACGACAGTTCTCCACGCAACGCAGAGTCTTTTCTTATCGGCGCATCATTACGCTTGCTACCTGTCGATTACGACATCATAGTCAGTTACGCAGAAATTGGTGCTGGGCATCGTGGCATCGTCTATCAAGCAACAAACTTTTTATACACAGGTTTATCTGATGCCCATGTTGAATGGCGTTTAGATGGCGCAACTGGGAAACATGGCAGACATCTGTTTGATGAACATGGCGGTGTCGAGGGTGCAAAAAAGTTTTATGGCGAAAGACTGCAACGAACTGAGCGTGGTCGCAAACACCGCTACATCATTTTTCGTGGGTCAAAGAAACGCAAAAACGAACTTGTTTCTAAGATGCGCTACAAGGTGCAACCATACCCAAAACAATAAGTTGCAAATCTGTTCGTTTACCCCTTAGAATAGTTTCAAGAGCTAACAACATGTTTCCCCCAACAAACCGTTAGCTCTAGGGCAGATGGTTCTCCTTCCCCCATTTGAATACCTGCCCACTTCCGAAGCCCCAGAGTGCATAAACTCTGGGGCTTTCGTGTTCCTCGTGTGTGCGTGTCACAAAACGCCCACATCACCGTTGTGGCAAGATTGATACATGTCCGAACCAGAGTTTGAATTTGCGGAAGTCATTTCGCCACTCATGGAAATGGCGATAGCGATGCATGAAACTTATACAGCGTTTCGGACCGCAGGTTTTGATGACGACCAATCGATGCAGCTGATTATGAACATGGCTGATTCGGGAACGATGGATGAAGGTGACGATGACTGAGAAGAGTGAGTTTCTCGAACTCGGTGCAACAGGTTTACGCCGCTCTGGTGGATTCGTTCTCGAAGAGTTTCTGCCACAGCTACAAGGCACGAGAGCTAGGCAAGTTTATCGTGAGATGTCTGACAATGACCCTGTTGTTGGCGGTATCTTGTTGGCGTTCAATGAGGTTATGGGTCGGCTGGACTGGCACATTGAAAAACCTGAAGAGGCAACAGCTCAAGACTTATTAGCTTACGACTTTATTGCTTCAGCTTTCGAAGATACTGAAGATGGTTGGGATTCAACTCTCGCCCAAATTCTTTCAATGCTTGTTTACGGTTACGCAATCACAGAAATCGTTTACAAAGTTCGTGGCGGAAAATCAAAGTCGCCTGTGTATCGTAGCAAGTATGCTGACGGTCGTATCGGTTGGCGCAAGTTTGCAATCCGTTCACAGGATTCATTCTTGCGCTGGGAGTTTGGCGAGCATGGAGAGATTCAAGCTTTCGTGCAGCAAGACCTTGCAACTGGTATGCACTACATCCCGATGCAGAAAGCTATGTTGTTCCGCACTAACGAATTCAAGGGCAACCCTGAAGGTGTTTCGATTCTGCGAAAAGCTTACAGCTCATGGTTTTACAAAAAGCGCATTCAAGAAATTGAAGCCATCGGCATTGAGCGTGACCTAGCAGGTTTGCCTGTTGTGTATGCACCGCAAGAATGGTTTAGCTCAGGCGCAGACGCAGGCGTAAAAGCTTCGCTGACTGCAATCCAAAACATGGTGACACAAATCAAGCGCAACGAAACTGAGGGCGTTGTGTTGCCTTACATCACTAATGAAGCTGACCAAAAAGTTTTGAGCTTGGAACTTCTCAGCTCAGGCGGTTCACGCTCATTCGATACTGGCGCAATTATCGACCGATACAACAAAATGATTGCAACTTCGATGCTCGCAGACTTTGTTCTACTCGGTCAAGGCAATGTTGGTTCATTCGCTCTAGGTAGCCAAAAGCTTGAATCGTGGCAGATGGTTATTGAATCGCTTGCAAAGTCAATTTGTTCTGTTTTCAACAAACAGGGCATCGACAAGCTACTCACTTTGAACGGCATTGAATGCGCTAACCCACCAAAACTTACTTTTGGAACTGTGGCACGAGCAGACCTAGCACAACTAGGAACTTATCTTGACGCTCTTGCAACTGCTGGAATCCTGTCGCCTGCTGACCCTGACCTTGAAGCGTGGGCTAGACTTCAGGCAGACATGCCACCAGTATCGGAGTAGCTTATGGCAAAAAGTCCTTGGGTCTTGCCCGATGGCTTTGACGAATCAGTCAAAAAAGCCCTCAGACAGCTGTTCGCTGCCCTAAAAAACGCTAAGCGAGCAATCCCTCCAGAAGCTTTAGAACAGCTCCGTATGGGCAACTGGCAAGCTTTTCAGTCAATGATGGACTGGAGAGGCATTGAGTCAGCATTTGAACCCTTCAAGGAACTTCTCTCAGCCGCCGCTAACCAGTCAGCTGTAAAGTTCTACCAAGACGGCGGTGTTGGCGCACAAATTACCTTCGACCTAATTGATGCCAGAGCTGTCCGATGGGCTTCAGAACGAGCAGCCGAACTCGTTACCGAAATTACTGAAGCAATGCGCCTCAACATTCGCAACACAATCACTTCCTCGACTATGGGCGACATGACATGGCGAGAAGCTGCTGAAGAAATCTACCGAGTTCTGCCTTTGACTGAGAAAGATGCTAACGCAGTCAAGAATTACCACACCCGACAGTTTGAAACATTTGTTCGAAAGGGTATGACTGAGGCTGCGGCTAAGGTTCGAGCCAAAACTAACGCCAATGCTTACGCTGAAAAACTTGCTAGGCGCAGAGCTGAAACCATTTCACGCACAGAACTAGCTTCAGCCGCTTCTGAAGGTCGCTATTTGGGTTGGCAAGCTGGTATGGAAACTGGCATGGTCGATGGTGCTTCACTCAAAGAGTGGGTTGCCGAGCCTGATGCTTGTGAAAAGTGTCATGAGATGGATGGCAAGCTAGTTCCTTGGAACGAACCATTTTTGTTTGGCAAGATGATGCCACCACAACACCCAAATTGTCGTTGCGCTGGGGTATTGTTGCCACCTGATTATGCGGATACGGTTTTCACTAATCAAGCGTTCTCTAAATCGGGTGCTAATCAGTTCGAAGTCGAGTTTGCTAAGCACATGGCTGGCAAGCACGACCAATCAACTCATGGGCATGGTAGCTCGCAAAATAACGCCAACTCTCAAAGCAAACGAACAAAAACATTCACGCCATCTCAAACTCGTAGCTTTCTTGAAAAACTTGATTACGGCAATCTTGAAGGCGATGCCAAGTATCGTTTTGCAATGCAAAAACTTGCTGAGGCGACTGGTCGCACAGGCAAACCAACAGTTATCAATTTTACTGGTGATGAGCAAAATGTTTCTTATCGTTCGTTTGCTGGAAATCACGCTTACGATTTTAGGGAAATCGAATCAGGGCGAGCTTTAGGTTCGGCTGAAGAAAAAATTGACATGTTCTTGCATGGCGATACTCCTTACATAGCAAGTGGCGGAGTAGGTTTAGGTCTTTATGTTTCACCTAGTTTAGAGCAACACAATGTATGGGTTGAAGAAGAGCGAAACGACAATTGGCAAGGTGGAAATCAACATACTTTGAAGCTTGCGTTAGCTCCTGATGCAAAAATACTCGATACCAGTTATGCAACTGACGGTAGAGAGCATTTTATGGCTTTGTCACAGCAAGCAATGCACATGCAAATTCAATCTCAAGTTTTTGATAGAGGAAGATGGTCGTCTCTTCCACAGGTAGCTAGCTTGATGCTTTTTGCTGAAGGTTACGATGCTATTCTTGGAAGTCAATTAGAATCAGTTTTTCTAAACCCATCTAAAATTCTTGTAGATGCTAATTCTTTGCCAGTAGGTGTTACTAAACACATGGCAGGTCTGCATGACCAATCAACTCATGGGCGCAAAAGCGGTTTGCATGATGATACTGCTATCAGAGAATTTTGGAAAACTGGTAAATCGATTGCTGACCTAAAATCAGTTGTAGTTGAAAAAATTTATACTCGTATGAAAAGCTATGGCGTGACCGACCTTGAAATGAGTCTTGCTATTTATCATAAAAACTTTGCTGCAAATAATCCAAGTGATGATGAAACTTGGGCGCAAGACCAATGGTTTCTCAATAATTTTGGAAAAAAAGCACCTGACATTCAGGCGTTAGGCGCACAAGAGTTTGTCAATACTGCGGTTCACCAATGGGCTGCTAGCTCGAACGATACGCAAGCAATGAGTTTGATGATGCAAGATACCGCCAAAGAAGTTTTCAACTTGCAGGCTACTGCGTCATGGAAAATTGATGCCAATACCGCAAAAGAAGTTGAGTGGATGAAGCGTGACCAAAAAGTTTATACAGCTTTTATTCAGGCGCAGTATGACGAAACTCAAGCACTTTTCAAAGAAAAGGGTATCAAAGAAGTTACTTTGTATCGTGGAATGGTTAGAACTGGCACAACTGATAATGTTTTCGATGCAATGCCTGACCCGACTGACTTGCAATTTATTACTAGACCGCTAAGCTCATGGTCAGGTGACAAAAATACAGCTATAACTTTTGGTGGCGTAAAAGGGTTTGTGTCTAAGGCTGTGATGCCAGTCGAAAAAATCTTTTCAACTCCGATGACTGGAACTGGCTGCTATAACGAACAAGAATTTGTAACCCTTGGCGGCATTGAAAAAGTTATTGCAACAGATGTAGCAAATGTTTCATCACTTGAAAATTTGGCGAATAAATAATGCTAACGATTATTGAAGATAACGACCTGACAGCTGACTGGATAAAAACCCTCAGCTGGGATTTGCCAACCGATTCGCATAAGTTCCTTGCTGTTATTGGTGGCATGGATAAGCTCGACCATTTTATGACTTTGCCAGCTGCAACTAAAATGCCCGATAGTTTGAAGGTTCAACTTTTTGGCATCATGCACAAGCATCTTATGGGTCAGCATGACCAATCAACGCATGGTCGAGGTCGTAAAGCGCCAACATCGGTAGCCGACCTTGTAGCTGATGCTGACGGTATCCAAAAAACTATTGATGAGATAACAGCGGCAAGCGGCGGTTCACCGTTTGTAAACGGCAATGTTGCGATGCGAGTGCTGTTAGATAGACTTGGTAAAGGTGGCAAACCTGAGATAGTCAAAAAGTTAGATGGCGCACCTATGTATCGTGGCACATCAGCCGAAGGCAGCATAAGCGAAGTAAAAGGCGAATACGCTCGTGTTGGTGTTGGTGTTTTTGGTGACGGTTACTATTTTTCTAACGACAAAAAAACTGCTGAGTTTTATGCCCGAGATGCCAACCAATGGAGTCCATCAAAAAAGAGTGCTGTTTATACTGCTGGCTGGAAAAAAGATGCCAAAGTATTTGTTGTCAAAAATGCCGATGATGAATACTCAGCATGGGATGAGATGAGCATGATGATGTCTAATGCAAGTGCCGTAGGTTACGACATGCAGTTCAATTGGGGTGGCGAATCGGAGCAGAAATCCAAAATTCTCAAAAACTTTTATGATAGTGGACCTCACGCATTATCAACTGATTTGTTGCTTCAGGGTTACGATGGAATTCAGATTGATACACCAAATAAAAACGAAGCTTTCACAGTAGTTTTCAACAGAGGAGCGTTGCAAGTTGTTGGTGAATGACCCTCGTGTTTCTCGTTTAGCAGGTTTCCTGTCTTATTACGCTTCTCTGTCTAAAGAGCAATCCAATCAAGTGCCAATGCTTTTGGTTAGAAATGATACTGTTAGTGCGCTGCCTGAATGGTTACAAAAAGGTTTAGCAGATGTAGCAAAAGCCCTCGCATCGGATTCTAATGTTGCTAAACATCTTCTTGGACAACATGACCAGTCCACTCATGGGCATGGTAAATCTTCAATCCGACCTTACGAACTCAAACCTGCCACCAAAGAAGGCATCAGACCGCCTGACTACTTGAATTTCTCACAAGCATGGATGGACAACGGCAAGTATGGCGAACTTGACCGACCTTTGTTTACAACTGCTGAAAGCTCAGATTTTTATACGCCAGAAAATGACGCAACTCGTTTAGCTAAACATTTAGCAGTCGTAAATTCTGCGGTCATGCCTAACGGTTCAAACGATGAATACGATGAGGCTAACTCTAAACTCAAACAAACAATTCTTGGTGACAAAAACTATCCGATGCCACCAATCGATGAGCTAAACGCTGTTTTGCAAACTCGTGAGTATCGAGATACTCCTGCAACTTCGTTCGCTGAGTTAGACGATTATGAAAAAAATAAAACGCTTATGGTTTGGATTGCTAAGAACCCTGAAAAAGGTCAAGCGTATGTTGAACGAGAAAATAAGTTTGTTTTAGAGAAGATACGAGAGCAAAAAATGGCTGACGGCAACACAGTCGGTCAAGTCCTCGATGACATGTCTAATAAAGCTTTAGCCCAACTCAAAGCCGAAACCATTGGAACAGACATTTCGCTGACAATGCCAGCAACTCGTTTGAAAAAGTTTTTATCTGATGAGCGTTACAAAACTGTTCACGAAGTTTCAAGCCCGAGCAAGGGCGCAAGTCGAGCTAAATACATTGAAGCTCGTGAAGTTATCGAAACAGACATGATGGGCGTTCCATACAATGTTCCAAAAGAACAACGACCTGTTTATGGTGTGTTAGGAACTCAAGGCGTTCTTTACGGCGATACTCGAATTGTTTTGAAAGATGATGTCAAACATCGAACAACTGTTTCAATCGGTGATTCAGCTGACGATAGGGTCAAAGGCGTTTTTTGGGCATCTGATTTAGCTGAAAGTAAAGTTACGCCAACACAGTTTTTAGATGCTACTGCTGAGCGTATTGCTCTTACAACTGCAAACTCTCGCAATTCGCCGTATTTTAGTTATGAGAGCAAAAATTTCAACGAAACTATCTCAGGCTACAACGGCTTGAAGGATGTTCGTGACATTGCAGGTTATCACTACATTGAAACTCAGATTCATGGTGGTGTCAAACTGTCAGATGTGAAAGAGATTATTGTGCCACCAGATTTTGCTATCTCTAAGCCAATGCAAACTAAACTGGATGCATCAGGGATTCAAGTATCGAGAGCGGAGAGTAACTGGAGTGCAGACTAATTTACTCATCCCTGAACTCAACGGCGTTGTTTCGTGGGATAACGAAAACGGTTTTGACTTGACAACAACTATTCGGCTGCCTACTGGTCGTGAGGTATCTTTTCAATCACTCGTAACACAGACTAACGGCGATGCTTTCGATTGGTTTGCTGGTGAATTGCAAAAGCATCTTGCAGGGAAACATGACCAATCAACTCATGGCAATGGGCATAATGCATCAGTTCGCAGGTTGAACTCTGGCAGCGGTTTGACTGCACGAGAAATCTTCAACATAAGTGGCAAAAAAATTGATTCACAAGTCAAGAAAGTTTACTCTGCTGAAAATCTGTGTGCGCCGCAAGAACAACGCAAATTGCCTGCACCAATTTGCCCTAAACGAGCTGATTTTGCTAATGTATCTGAATACTCGGCAGCTTACGACAATTACAGCAAAGAGTGGGATAAGTGGTCACAAGAAAGTTCAAGGCTACTCGTTTCGCCGCTAGCTCAACAATGTTTAGATGGCAGCAATAAAGGCATCAAAAAATACTTTGAAGCTGTTACGAGCAGCGCATGGTTTCAAGACAAATTTGGCAGCAACAATCCGTTCGGGTCACCAAAATTTAGCACACCAGCTTCAAAAACTTTTGCAGGACAGTATTCGTATGGTTTCAAAGGTGGCAGCCCGTATTCGACTTTCAAAATCGATAAAGGTATGGCTTTGCATGAGCCAACTATTTTGCATGAGATAGCACATTATGCAACAGCGATGTCATCTGTTAGTGAGTTTGAGGGTCATGGCAAAGAATTTACTCGCAATCACCTTGACTTGATTCGTCAGGTGATGGGTGACCAGCCAGCTGACCGCTTAGAAGGTATTTATGGAGCAGTAGGAGTGCAAATTGCTAATTGAAGAAGTCACTATTACTGACCCTTTAGACCCGATTTTTATCAAGCCTGAAAAGTTTGCTAAGCACTTGTATGGGCAACATGACCAATCAACTCATGCTCCCCAACATCGGTCAGGTGTGCCTGCTGGGATTGACTTAGAAGGTAAACGCTTTTCGTCTGCGTCAAAACTTGAATTAGTGAAACTGATTCATAAAAAAGAAATGGCTTGGTATCACGCTCATGACGAAGCCCTAAAAGCAAGTCATACTGTTACTTCACCTGAAGAGAGCAAAAAGCTTTATAAAAAAACTTTGGACTCAAATCAAGAATTAATTGATGCTAAAAAAGCTCTTAGTGAAAACTTTCTTTATAAAGATGCAATGAACTTGCATGACGCTAATGGTGTTCGACTGGGCGACAAGGTGTATGAGGATGCTCTTGAATCTCCAAGTGATTACCTTATGCGAAAAGCTACTGTCAGCGAAGGTATTTTAGCTGGCAATGTTTACGAGATGCCTAGACAATTTTATAACAGCAAGTTAGACACTAAGTTGAAGGATACTCGCACGACAGCCGAGGAATCTATCAAAATTGCTACCGAGGATTTCAAAACTTTCGCCAGTCAAGCCGAGTCCGTTATTGTCATACCTCAAGCCAAACTGAATCAAGTTTTGCTTGATGGCAGAATGAAAACTGTTCATGAAACTGGTCAAAGCCAAGGAGCTAGTGGCAAAGCTGATGAACATTACATTGACGACCGACTTCTTTATGAAAATGTTGCTTACGGCTACAACGATTCAACGCCTGTATCGGCTCGACCTGTATCGGGTTTGATGGTTGGTAAGGGTGGCTATCCTATGGAAGCTCACGCAATCTATGGTGGTAGTAAGCCTGCTGAAGTTGTTTTGAAACCTGAAACTAAATCCCGAACCACTTGGACCGATGGCGACTCGTTGAACTATTTTCAAGCAGGTAAAACTACTGATGCGACTATTTTTCAAGCAAATACAACTGCTCACAAGGCTGCCATTTACCGCAAGGGAACTGGCGACAACTATTTTGATTCAAAAGATTTTGGTTATAACACTCCTTTTGAAATTCAAGTTCATGGTGGGGTGCAAGTAAGCGACATTGCTAAAGTCAGATTTTTTACGCCACCATCTAAATCGGTAATAGCTCGATTAGAAAAACAGGGCATCCCTTACGAAACTGTTCCACTACCAGATGGAGAAAACTAATGGTTATCATTCCTATGAAATACCAGACAGAAGCTGGGGTGCTGTTAGGTGAACTCACTAACGGCATGTGGATTACTTCTAAGGGCTTGCCTCTCTGGAAGAATACTTTAGCTAATGTCGGCGTGGCAGGAGTTTCTTCGTATGAAGGTCCTGAAAAGATTGAACTTCAAGATGCTCAGTTCAACGAGATGACACGAGCTTATTTTTCCACTTTGAAAAAACCTAGAGGTTTGTAATGGTTTATGTTCCACAAGGCGACTTGGTTATGTTTTCTGATGACCGAGTTGTCAAGCACATGGAGGGTAAACATGACCAAAGCTCTCATGGGCATGGTTCTCACACCCACATGCCCGATTCGGCTCAGCATCAACAAAGTTTGAAAATCCCAACAAGTGGCGATGTTTCTCAAGACAATCTCGTAGCAGCTAGTTTCCCCTATGTTGGGCTATCTGAAAAAGCTAAAACAATTGCTGCCGCTATTAGCGATGTCAAAACTACTAATAATAACCCAGCTTCAAAATTTGTAAACATCAACGGCAGCCCTGAAACAGTTAGCACCGCCACCTATAAAGATAGGGAGGGTGTGGAGCATTACATGAAAATGTTTGAAGCTCCTAGTGCTGATGGAACTGGTGTTAGTGGTGCTGTTATTACTTTCTCTAACAAAGCTGATTTAGAAAACGCATCACAAATAACAACTGTTTCGTTTGATAAAGGCTACGAAGGCTCTTTGAATTATGGTGCAGATTTTAGAAGTCCGATTATTATAGATGGCAACATAAATGCTTCAAAGATTTACGCAGCTAAGTCTGTCGGCAAAGGTATTGCAACAGCAATGTTAGAGTTTGCTCGTTCAACTTCGCCAAAACCAGTTTTGCATTCGAGTCACCTAACTGCTGACGGCGCAGGATTTGCCGCCACCACCAAAAGTGTTGAAAAACACATGGCAGGTAAGCACGACCAGAGTTCTCATGGACATGGCGGTGCAGGCAAAACTTCTGTAAGTAGCAAAATCACTCGTGGCATCCTCGATAAAGTCAAAGAAAACGGTGGGCTATCCGTTCGCCTAACAAACGGTAGCGAACCTATCAAAGGCTTTATGGTCGCTCGTGGCGGTATGGGTGCAGTTGAAAACGCCAAAGACTTTTATGACCCAATCAAGGGCAAAAAAATGCTTTCCGATTACATGAAGAAACATAAAAACGAACTTTCAACAGGCAAAGATTATTTGGGCATCTGGCACAACAAAGAAGATGGCAAAGTTTATTTCGATGTTTCCGCCAACATTATGAACCGAGAAACTGCGGTAGTAATGGGTCAAAAAAATGACCAAATTTCTATTTGGGATGTAGTAAACTTTGAAGAAATACCGACTGGAGGAACTGGAAATGTCTGAATCAATTGATGTATCGCAGTTGCCTGACCTGTCTGTTATGACGGATGAGCAGATTGACGATTTTGCTAGCAAACTGTGGGAGTCTATCCCTCAAGCAGAGTTACCGATTGAGCCTGACAACAAATAACCTGCTATCGGCTGGTGTCGGTGTGTCAGCACAAATGAACTCATCCCATTCTGGCAGGATAAAAGCATCTACTATCTGCTAGAAAGCGACTTATGAAGAAAACGCTAGCTATCTCCGATGCTCTTGAACTTGTCAAAGACAACCCAGAACTTTCTGCTACCCTAAGCGACATGATTGTTGATGGGCAGGATACTGTTGTTGTCGAGTTCGATGACGAGGGATTGCAGATTCTTTCGATGACCAAAGACGCTCCAACTTCAACTAGCTCACATGTTGATAGCACTAGCTGGAACAAAAAGAAACCACTCACATCGTTTAGCTCTATCGCTAAAGCAATGAGTGAAGAAGAGCGTTACACCTTTTCACCTTGGTATGTGCCCGACTCATTAGACGCTCATGGAGAATGGACTGACTCTAAAGAAGTTCAACACGCTTTTTGGAACTACCTTGCAAAACCTGACCGAGGTATCCGCCTACAACACAACACCGACATTGTTGCAGGTGAATGGGTTGAAGGCGCAACATTTCCTTTCGAATTTACTGCTCCAGTCAAACACCCTGAAGGTGACACCGAATACACTTTTCCAGCTGGCACACCTTTTCTAGGTATTGTTTGGCAACCTTGGGCTTGGGAGCTTATCAAGGGCGGTCAGATTCGTGGTTTGTCAATTGGTGGCACAGCGGTTCGAGCTGAGGAAGAAGTTACTGCTTCGCTAGATGACCCATCGGGTTCTTTTAGTTTCACCAAAATGATTCGTGAAGATAATGGCAAGTTTGAACTTTACTCACATGATGGTAGCCGTCACCTTGGAAGTTTCAGCTCTGAAAAAGCAGCCAAAGAGCGTGAAGCGGAAATCAACCGAATCAAACACATCCGTAAATCTGCGCCTTTCATTTTGCCTAAAGACTTTGTAGATAATCTAACCGTTGCAAAACATGCAATGTTTATCACAGAACCAACTAAAGAAGGTTTAGCTGCTGAGCTGTGCGAACTGCTCGGAGATGTCGTCACTTTCAAATTCATCGGTCATGGTTTTCATTGGAATGTTACAGGTCCAAACTTTCAACAGTTCCACGACCTGTTTCAAGAGATTTACGAAGATGCCGATAGTTCAATTGACCCACTTGCTGAGAACATTCGTAAACTCAACTTTGATGCACCTTTTCGTATTAGCGATTTCATGTGCAACCTTGCGACTATGGAAATCCCTGAAACCAACGACCCAATGCTGATGAGCCAAATTTTGTATGTGGCTAACGAACAGTTGCGTGGTTGCCTTGTAAAAGCATTTTCGCTCGCAACAGCGATGAGTGAGCAGGGCGTTGCAAACTTTTTAGCTGACCGTTTGGACATGCACTCTAAGTGGCAATGGCAGTTGAGGGCTATTGTTGGCGATGCTGTCGCTGACGCTTATGAAATAAATGTGAGCGAGTATGGTTCTATGCTTGTTCAAAACTTTACAGACCACCTAGCATCTTCTATCGAAATGCCTCAAACTGGAGAATACTGATGATTGTTCCTTCAAGCTCACCGCTAATTTTTGATAGTGGCTATGATGACAGCATTGAAAAACACATGGCTGGCAAGCATGACCAAAGTTTTCACGCAGGTGGCGGTCGCTCAGCCGCTTACGCTCGCATGGCATTGAACCGTAAAAAAATGATGGATTCGGGAAAAATCAAACATGGCATGAAGCGTGACAACCGAGGCAATGTTATCAACCCTGATGCTACTGGCGGTTACAAAGCTGGCATCCCAAATGACATTGAATTTGACGGCATGCACCTGACCCCAGACCACAGCCTTTGGCATCACCTAGAAAGTGACGGAGCTAACGGCTACCGTCTAACTGCTGAGCGAGCTGCTTTACACAACAGTATTATCGAAAAAGCAACTGCTGGAATTCCTTCATCAGATAACCCAACATTTACAATGCTTGGTGGTGGTCCAGCCGCAGGTAAAACAACTGCGCTAAAGCAAGGCATTGTCGAAGGAGTGCCGAGTAAAACGCAAGGAGTCCACATCAACGCTGATGACCTCAAAGATAATTTGCCTGAGTATGGGCGCATGACCAAAAGCGATGACGACAACGACTTTTTTGAAGCTGCCGCTTTTTCTCACGAAGAATCTTCAATGCTAGCTAAACGAGTTCAAAACGCAGCTGTCGCCAACAAACAAGACATTGTTCTTGACGGCACAGGCGATTCATCAATGGAAAAACTTGAGAAAAAAATCAAGCAGGCGACATCGGCAGGCTATGGAGTTCAAGGCGTTTACTTCACCATTCCAACTGAAGAAGCTTGGGGAAGAAGCAAAAAACGAGCATTGAACTCGTCTGGTCGCCGTTTTGTTCCTGAATACATTGTTCGTGACACTCACAAGCAAGTATCAAACACTTTCAAAGAAGCGGCAGTTAGCAAAGCGTTTACTCGGTTGATTCTTATCGACTCGACAGTTATGGGTGGTGCTAAAATTATTGGGCAAACAGATAATTCAAGAAACTTTGTCGCAGCAGACCAAGCAGCGTATGACGAGTTCCTAGCAAAGGGTAACGAATAATGGCAATAAATGGCGATGACTTGATGAAAATGGCTTTAGCTGCTCAGCTTGGGTTGCCTATCGATGTGACTGGTTTGCCTATCAACCCAGAATACACAGATGCTTACGCAACACTTGAAAAGCAATACAATGATGCTCCTGCTGGTGTTATGGGCGAAATTCCTAATGAGTGGGCTAACCCTGATGCTTTTGTTTCAATTATTGAGGCTACTGAAAAAGCTCATGGAAAACCTCGCACCCTGACTGAGATGGGCGCAACTGCTACTCCTGAGCAGACGACCCAATCGGGCAATGGCAACTCGCCTATCACTAACTGAAAAAGCTTTCCGCAGTATTACTGAGCGTGATTGGCAGAATCAGGTAATCCGTTACGCTGTTGATTTGGGTTGGAAGCATTACCATGCTCCTGATAATCGACCTGTAAATGGTCGGATACAAAAAGTTGTTGCAGGTTTCCCTGACCTTGTTTTGGTCAAAGGTGAGCGTCTTGTTTTTGCTGAATTGAAGCGTGAGCTGGGAACTGTTTCTGAAGCGCAAGAAATTTGGTTGGATGCGCTCAGAGCAACTGGTGTTGAATGCTATGTTTGGCGACCATCGCAGTTGCGAGAAGTCAAGGAAACGCTATCGCAAAAAGTGGTTCGACAACTGTAATAAAAAGCTTGTCGTGTATCATGGGAATAGCATTACGCTAACCCTTGACACTAGGAGTAATAATGGCTCTCAAAGACATACTGACACCTCAAGTAAAATCTAAACATCCTACATGGCTTGACATCATGAAAGACAAACTTGATGCTGAAGATTATGAATGGCTGATTACTTGCCTGAAAGCAACTAACGATTTTTCAGGCAGTTACATTGCAGACAAAATGACTAAAGCTGGGTATCCTGTTTCTCCTACTACTGTTAATTTGCTTCGCAAAAATCTCTGATGGGTAACTTGAGAGAGCATCTCAGCATCCCAACGGTTGTTGAGCCAATGCCAAAAGCGCCGTTTATTCGTTCAACAGAATTTGATGGCAGTCGAGGGTTTATCCAAACTGAGCCTCTTGCTAGCGCTCCGAGTTATGACGAAGTGTTAGAACTGTTTGGATACGACCCAAAAGAGGTTCGGATTGTTGGAACTCTCAAAACTTCTAAATGGCAACAGCGTGAAGATGGCGCATGGCTACATTCGTATCGGTTTTCTATCGCTCCAGCCACAACTTCTAATTTGGATGATGTGGTAAAACACATCAGTAGTCGCAGGTTCAAACCAACACCGACTCAGGGCGATGATGTTTTTCATTGGTTGGCAGGTGACTTGCAACTTGGCAAGATTGATGGCGATGGAACTCAAGGCGTTGTGGATAGAGTCCTTGCTTCGATTGATAATGGTGTGAAAGAGTTGAAAACCCTTCGCAGGTTCAACTCAATCGGTATGGTGCATCAGGCTTGGCTTGGCGACTGTGGCGAGGGCAATCAGTCGCAAGGCGGTAAAAGCATGTGGCGAACTGAGCTGACTGTTACGGAGCAGTATCGACTGTTTCGCCGTTTAGCTCTTTATGCTGTGGATGCTTTTGCTCCGCTTGTTGAGCGGTTAGAAATCGATGTTGTAAACGGCAACCATGACGAGGCGCAACGATTACCAGTTGCTACTAGACCCGATGACGGTCATGCAACTGAAGCGATGATTGCGCTGTCGGATGCGTTGCTTCTAAATCCTGCGTCTTATGGGCATGTAAAAATCTTTGTTCCAAATCGGGATGAGATGACGATTACTAGAGAGATTGGCAACTCTGTTTTCACTCACGCTCATGGCAATCAATGGGGCAAGGGTAAAGCTTTTGAGTGGTGGTCAAAGCAGGCGTTGAACAATCATTCAGCAGGCGCAGCCCAATTTTTGTTGCATGGTCACAATCACGAAATGCACATGTCGGTGAAAAAAGAGCGAGCGGTTATTTGCGTTCCAACTTTTGAATCTGAATCAACTTATTGGAAGCACCGTCATGGTGATGTCGCTCGAACTGGTGCTTTGACGATGCTGACTAATGGTGTGGACTTTTCAAACTTGAGTATCATCTAGGTTGGCGTGTCTATGAGAAAAGGCTAACCGCTTTGGCTAGCCTGTTCTTGTCGGGGGCTGTTATGGCTTCGTCATCATCTCAAAACCATACAATGGAAGATGATGCATAAGGGTTCGATTCCCTTCAGCTCCACTATGCATTTTGTTGAATGCAGAGAGCCGTAACAGGCTTACCTTAGTTGTAATGGCTGAGTGTTTGCAGGTGTCCACTATCGGGCATCCGCCTTGCCAGACTGCTCCTTGGATAGGGAGTTCCCAATCGGGAGCAGTCTGTGCAGCTCTGCTAGGCAGCGACTTGCGCCACGCTCCAACCGAACTCCTCGCAGGTGTATGCTCGACCATCAATCTCGATGATGTCACCGATGCTCAATGCGGTGTGTGAACGCTCAGCAGGCATGACCTCTGCGATTGCGTCATAAAACTTACCGCTGTAAGTGTTCATGTCGCCGTAGATGGCGTAGATAATGGTTTTATCTTTCCAATCGATACCAAAGTTGAATTTGATTTCGACTGATGCATCAGGTTTGACATCGTAACCTTTTGCAACAAGCTCTGCGATGTAAGCGTCTTTGCGTTCTCCCAAAGTGCCACAACTGACCCATGTGATTTTCACATTCTTTTCAAACATGTTTTTTCCTCCCTGACGGCATTCTTTACAGATAGTGTTTTCTACGCCAACTACGGCACAGAACTCGCACAATTCAAATTGTTTTTCAAACATTTTGTTACCTTCCCTTTTTGTTTTTAGTTTACGCCTAAGCTGACTGCCCATGCGAATGCTTCAAGCGGAGTTGCAAAGTGGCGGTTGCCACCATTTTTGCTGATTGCTACATAAGGCTTTTTAGAACCACCTCTCAAGTTGTAAACATGAGATGCAGCATAATTTTCAGGCAATTTGTATTTAGGGTATTCGACAGGATTTTTGTAATCAGCAACATACCTATTCCAGTAGATAAACGCACTTACCATCTCGTGAAATTCTGCTCTGCCAATCAAGCTCTCAGCTTTATCAATAAGTTTGTTCAATTTTTGAAAAGCTTTTTCAGCTTTCATTTCTTCTTGCTGGGCAGCTATCTGTTGCTCCTCAGCAGACATCTCCCAATCAACAAAGTTTGGTTTCTTGTAGTAACTCATTTTGATTCCTCCCTTTCAGGCAGCTTACGCTGCCTGCTCCATTTCTTGCTTGGCGTAATAAGCTTTCATGCGCTCGCCACGCTTCATACATTTGGCACAGAAGTTGCCACCAAACTTTTCAACTGCGACATCAAAAGCCTCGACATACTTGTGACCGTATGCCATGCGCTTCATTCCGTAACCTGCAAAGCGTTTTTCCTGCTCACTAGCATCATCAGCAACCTCAACTTCAACTTCAACTTCTTCAACCAAGGCTTCAAAACCATTGATACCTGAGCGCATCAAGTATCCATAATTCTTTTGGCTACCGCACTCGACATCAATGTTGAAATAACCTTTTTGTCCATTTGCTTCTTTGACTTGAGCGATTACGAAGTGAGCTTTACCGCCACCATAGCCAACACCCACAACTCCTCGTTGCCAAACTGATTTCATCTCGACTCCTTCCAATCGGGCAATCTGCCCACATAACAAGAATAGCAAAAAAGTTACTATTTATCAACTTTTAGCAAAACATTTATTAGTATCAAATAGTATCGTTGCTGGGCGTGTCAAAAGATTGTAGCTGAAAAAAACCTAAGACCATTGAACTATGAGTATGACCGAAAAGAAACTGTCAGACCTTACCATAAAAGACCTTGGTAAGGTTATTGGCATTGACATCGGCTGGGAACAAATCGAAAAAGGAAAACTCACCGACTTCTACGGCTCAATGGATGACGAACTCAATGCCATCGTAGCTGTCGAAATCGATGAGAATTTGACCTTCTTTTTACCACCCGATTCAAAGATTTTTATTTAGCTCAGCTTCATAGTTTGCTTTGAGCGCAACACGCAACTCATCAGCCGTAAACTTCTTAGTCGGCATGCTGTCCAAAACTTCAAGCAAGTTACGCTCGGATAAACGCATGCCTGTCCTTGCACCAATTTGCAAACCAAAGTCATAGGCTTCCTCAATTACTTTTCCAGCAACAGCGTTTTGTATCCACCAAATAATTTGCTTCATTTGTATTTCCCTTCGATTTTGTTTTTTTCTAGTTTCCGCTTTAGGTTTTGAAATCCCCAACATTGCATGTGGTCGCAAGTGTGAGTTTCAATGTGGTCAAAACAAGTGTTGTAATTCAACATGTGAATCATGTCATTGACATTATCTAATCTGCCATCGTTATAGCCTGTGACATAAATAGATTGAGTTTTAGCGTCTTGCTCACTTGGCGACATCGTGTGAACCTTTCAACCTGTTGATTTCATCTTGTATGTAAAAGATTGCTTTTTCTAAATCTTGAACTGTTGCAGTCGAATCTTTCAAGCCTGCTCTCCAAAGATACTTGAAAGCATTGCCGATGTTGAAAGTGCGGTGGCGAGTTATCTCGATGCACTCAATACCGCTTGGGTCGCTTGTGTAGTGTTTTGGATGATTTACTGGGTCGCTCATGTTATTTATTTGGCTTGATTAGCACGATTGCAAAAACATGAACACCAAACATGATGTCGAGAGTTGGCTGCGTTTTTAGGTCGAACAACACAATGCCATACTCGTGAACATCGGTCATGGTTCGTTTGTAGCGGCGAAACTTTATCTTCATCATTTACCTCGTTTCTTATCGACACCTTCGTCACAACGACAAGGGTTTGGCTCATCAGGGCAACGGTGCTTTGATTGGACTTCGTGACCAAAGCAACCATGTCTGCCTTTGCAATACTCACAGCCATCGCAAACTAGCGTAACCCATTTTTTAGTTTCTTTATCGTAATAAGTGACGCTCACTTGTTATCCTCCAACTTGTCAGCATTTCCGACAGGTTGCTCTCCTTTGATAACACTAAGCAAAAACTGAAACGCTTCTTCAGGGCGACCTGCATCACGATACCAATACAAGTCAGCAATTTGAGTGCTTGCGTTAGTGACAGCTTTGATAATGCGTTTACCCTCTGCATTTCGTTCTTGTGCACGAATAAGCATAATCATGTCAGCGATGACCTGCTCTGGTGGATAGCTCACTTGTTCTCTCCTTCTGTGTAAACACGCCAAGCTTCTTTGCGGACTTCACTCAATTGCAATGCGGTCTGGCGAGTAATGTCAATCAACTTGCCAGAGCAATCAGTCCAGCCTTTTTTGTAGGCTTTGCGAATAGCCAATTCTGTTTGAATTTTGCTACCTTGCTTAGTTATTTTGGCTTCAAGTTCAACGATGCGAGCATTGCGTTTAGCGAGAGTGGCTTGTAAACCTTCAATATGGATTAGCAAAGATTCTCGGTTTGCTTCTTGGTTATTCATTTTGTTCCTTCCGTTATGGCGATTATGTTCGTCACTATCAACTTTAGTGACGGCTACGCTCGTCATTATCAATAGCACCAAGTCCGATTAGCAACTCAGTTGGTGAGATGTTGAGAGCATCAGATAAAGGTCTGATGACATCGATTGATGGTCGCTGCAATCCTCGAAAATACTTGCTCAAAGTGCCTTTGCTAATGCCGCTTTTGAGCGCAAGGTTTGAAAGTGTGTTTAGACCCGATTCGTCTAGTTTGCGTTGCAGCCACTCACCCATGTTGTTTGTCAGCTTTTCGTATTCGGCATTAGTCATAACAATCTTGAGAGTTTCAGCAGTTTCTAAACTTTTCAGCCAGTCAGCCCGATTCATGAGTGCGTTCGGTGTCATTTCAGTTTGTAACTGTTCGCTCACTCGTTCTCTCCTTTGATAAGAGCTGAATGCCACATAAGGTGCAAGTCACGAATGTCGAAGTTATCCCAATCATCCAAGACGGACTCCATCCAAATCTTGAATAACTGATTCTTGATGTGTTGTTCTAGTTCTTCCCTAGTTACCCTAGTTACTTTGCTCACTTGTTCTCTCTCTCTAGTCCGTAGTGTTCTACATCTTCTTCAGTAAGCGGTCTAGAAGTCCAAGGGTTAGCCTTGTTCTCTCCTCTGCTAAGAGCATCTTGCTCAATCAGTTCACTAGCAGCAGTCAGGTGGTTCTCGTCTAACAGTTTGATAATGCGTTCATGCTCAGCATTTCGTTCTTCAGCACGAATGCGAAGAATCATGTCAGCGATGACTTGCTCTGGTGGGTAGCTCACTTGTTTTTCCTTTCGCTAAGTGATACCAGCGTGAATAATGTTTACGACATAAACCACGAGCGTGAAACTCGTAACGGCAGCCATCAACAAAACATTTTCGCTGCTTGATAGTTAGCTGGCTCGAAACTTTAGGTTTCATCGCACTCAATACATCATCGACAGATGGTTTGATTCGGGGCTGTTTAGGTTGCGACCTGTGCAGTTGCAGATAATGCGCTCTGCAAAGATTACTTGCAAGGTGGTTTCTGCCGCATTTTGCTAAACCGCAATACTCAGGTTTGTCATTACCAACAAACTTTTTTACAGCGGCTATCTCAGCAATCGTGACTTTTGCTGCAAGAGTTCTCATCGATTAGGCAATCTGTTTTTGACAAAAGCGAGTGCAGCTTGAAAACCATCTTCCCACTCGGGATTTTGTTTTGCGCCTTCAACTTCTACTGAGTAACGAGTTAGTTCGAAATAGCTCTCTAGGTCGGCGCAAATAGTTTCTCGTTCCTCTGCTTGCGCCTCTCGCAATCTAGTGGCATAAGTTTTATACGCCATCGTGACAACATCGACCTCGTTGTTGAGATTGTGTTTTAGCACATCAAAAACACTCACGCCTCAGCTCCTTTGTCGTCTTTAGCAAAAGACTCGACAAGTGCGGTCATAACCGCAAACATCATCTCTCGGCATTGGGCATCGGTTGAATCGGGAATGCTACCAAAATCTTTTACAGCTGCAAGAACCTCACTTCTCAGCGAGGTCCTCCCTTCCATGTAACCGACCTGTCTGATTGATTCCAAAAGATTAGTTGTGGTCATCTTGAAACTCCTTTTCTAGCTCTTCTTTCAAAACTTTGATTTCGTGTTGCAAGCTGTTTGCGTATAACGCAGACATGGCAACATAAATGACAAAACCGATACTGAATAAAAGCAACCATGTGGCTACTGGCGATAAATGAATCATGATTTCCCTTTCCTGAGATTTTATTAGTAGCTTATGACATTCTTGCGAATTCGAACCGAGCGTCTGAAGCGAATCGTTCCGCATCCGACCACGCCTGTTCGCCGTAAAAATACTTTACTTTGCCTTTGACAACTACTTTGAAATAGTCATCGTCAAAAACTGCTCTGCCTGAATAAACTTGGACATTTTCGTCATAGCTTTGGCAATACCAATTTTGAACTGCTTTGATACTTGGTTTAGACATTTGCTTTTTCTCCTTCATCAATAATCCACTCATCATTTCTAAACACGACAGCACCAACACCTAAGTCTGATGGCACTCCGCTACGAGCATCATCTTCTTTTTCGTAAATAAAGAATTGATACTTGGGTTTGTTGGCGGCTTGGTCAATCCATGCCCACCCCTTGCAACCCTCATAGCGCATTTCGACTCCCATTTTTCTTCCTTCCTCTTACATACTTAGTCTAATGCAAGACCTAATAAGTTGCAATTTGTGAAGTAACGATTTTGTATCTATCTTCATTGCATGGTTTGGGCGTGTCAAAGGCATTTGAAACTTATCATTTTCGTATTCTTTAGATGAACCAAAAGGAAGATGTCAATGGCTAGACCAACGAAAAAGCTTGTGAACCTAGATGTTCTTGAAACATCTGGCGTTGATAGGGCTGCTCATCTTTATGATGGCTTCCTAGTAATGAAAAGTGCGGATGAAGCACAATCAACCGCCCAATTGGGCAAAACCGAGGAGATTAATTTGAGTTCTGTTCAAGAGCAGATTGACCTCGCCGTTACCAAAGCCGTAGATGGTTATGAGGAACAGGTTGCTGGACTTGAAGCTGCACTAGAAGCAGCTAAGAATCAGGCATCTGACCTTGCAATGAAGCTTGAAGAAATTCAGGCTATGCAAACTGGCGAGGAAACGACTGAGGAAATGCCAGCTGAGGAAGAAGTTCCAGCTGAAGTTGCTGCCGCTATGGAAGAAATGCCTGATGAGGTTGCTAAGAGCGTGAAGGCTCTTCCAGCTGAGCAGCGTGACATCATGGCTAAGGCTTTCAAAGCTCAGAGCGAGGAGCTACGCAAAGAGCGTGATGTTCGCCTTGATGCTGAAGCTATCGCTAAGTCAAAAGAAACTTTCAAAAATGTAGGTCTTGACCACGAGGTAGTTGCTCCTGCTCTACGCCGTTTGACTGCTACTGACCCTGAGCTTGCTAAGACTGTTGAAGGTGTTTTGCTTGCTGCTGACGCTCAGGTATCAGAGTCAGGCTTGCTAAAAGAATTCGGCGCAACATCAACCGCTTCAGGTGTGACTGTGTTGGAAGAGGCTCGTAGCCTCGCAAAGTCGCTTGTTGATGCAGGCGAAGTAAAGACCATCGAGCAAGGAATTGAGCGAGTTCTCGACACCAATTCTGAGCTTGCTAAACGATACGCACAGGAAGGTGCAAACTAATGGCTTTTGAGTATGTAGATTCACAGCACAAAATTTCACTTGCTGCTACGGCTGACCTATCAGCTAAGCAGTATCACATCGTCAAGGTTGCAACTGGCGGAACTACTTTCGCTAGCGCAGTTACCGACATCCCACTAGGCATTTTGCAGAACGCCCCGACTTCAGGTAAGACCGCAGAGGTTGCTATTTCTGGTGTTTCAAAAGTTGTTGCAAGTGCTGCAATCTCAGCTGGTGCTTTGGTTGGTATTACTGTTACTACTGGTCGTGCCAAGAGCATTACCGCTGGAACTGACACTACGCAGTATGTTTTGGGTCAGGCTTTGACCGCAGCCACAGCTGCTGGCGACATCATTACTGTTCTATTCGACTGCAAGTCGCCAACACGAGCTAACTAAGGAGAACTCTAAATGCCACAGCCATCAATCAACCAAGTCCATGTCGATGCAATTCTAACGAACGCATCGGTAGCTTACATTCAGTCTGCTGACAACTTCATCGCTACGAAGGTTTTCCCTATCGTTCCTGTGGACAAGCAGTCAAACCTTTATTTCAAATACACCAAAGAGGACTGGTTTCGTGACGATGCACGACTTCGTGCAGACGGTTCAGAAGCCGCAACTTCAGGTTATGGTCTAAGCACCGACAACTACTACGCAGATGTTTTTGCTGTGAAGAAGGCTGTTGGCGACCAGACTATGGCTAACTTCGACAACCCTCTTGACCCAATGCGTGACGCTGCTAAGTTCACTTCTCAGCTTCTACTCAACCGTCTTGAGAACCAGTTCGTTTCTGACTACATCACTACTGGTGTTTGGGGAACTGACTACACAGGCGTTTCAGGCACTCCTACTGGCACTCAGTTCAAGCAATGGTCTGACCTTGCTAACTCTGACCCGATTCAGGACATTGAGCTTGCAAAGGCTCAGATTATGTCCACAACAGGTTTCGAGCCAAACAAGCTTGTTCTTGGTTACGATGTCTATCGTGTTCTTCGCAACCACCCAGACATTATTGACCGAGTAAAATACACAGGTCGTGATGTTCCTGACACTCAGTATCTTGCACAGTTGTTTGGTCTTGATGAAATTCTTGTTGCTAAGGCTGTCAAGAACACCGCTAACGAAGGTCAGACTGGTTCATTCAGCTTCAGCTTCGGTAAGGCAGCTTTGTTGGTTTACTCAGCCCCATCACCATCGCTTCTAACTCCATCAGCTGGTTACAGCTTCCAATGGAGAGGCGTTTCAGAAGGTCTTGGTCTAACTGTTGGAACTAAGCAGTATCGCCTAGAGCAGAACGCTGCTACCTATGTTGAATCGCAGATTGCGTTTGACAACAAAGTTGTTGCAGCTGACCTTGGTGCGTATTTCGCAAGCGCAGTAGCTTAGTCGCTATCAGCCTAGAAAGGCGGTGTTTAGGTTCACGCCTATTCACCGCCTTTCTAGCATTCAAGACCTTTTCAAAGATTTGGAGTAATAAATAAATGTCTAAAATGCAAGCTAAGATGAATTCATCTCTTGGCACAATCCCACTTGTAGGTATTGACCCTGCAATGGCAGATGTGTTCGGTCGGCTAAAAACCACTCAACACCAAGCAATGTTTGATACCGACCTTGAGTATGGTTTGCAAAGCACTCGTTGGGAGTCGCTTACTGGTAGCGGTGGCACGATTGCTCACATGCCCGAAAAAGGTGGAGTAAACCTTTCAATCCCTGCCAACACTCTTGGCGCTTTTGCTATCCGTCAGACCAAACGCTATTTCCGTTATCAGTCGGGCAAGCAGCAATACACTTCTGCTGCCGCACTTTTCTCGTTTCCTGATGCTGGTGTTATCAATCGTGTTGGTATGTTTGATGACTGCAATGGACTTTTCTTTGAGCAGGCTTTTTCAGATGTAAACACGACTGTCACCGCTGCTGGCAATCAGGTAAACCCAAACGGTATTTCTGTTGTTCGTAGAGCGACAATTGGTGGCTCTGTTACCGATACCAAATTTACTAAAGACCAATGGAACATTGACAAGATGGATGGAACTGGTCCATCAGCTATCAACCTTGATTTTACTAAGCTTCAAATGTTTTCAATTCAGTTTGCTTGGTATGGTGCTGGTGTAGCTACTTTTGGTTTCTACATTGATGGTCGTTTTTATCCTGTTCACCAATACCGTCACGCAAACAATGTTACTCAGGCTTACATGCGAACTGGTAACTTACCTGCTCGTTATGAGATTCGCTCAGTATCAGGTTCAAATGCTGCGTCTAACCTTTATCACTACGGCACATCGGTGATGACCGAGGGCGGTTTTGATACTGACCGAGGTTACATTTACGCTGGCTCAAACGGTGCAACTGCGGTTACTACTGGTCTGACTGCTCGCCGCCCAATCGTTTCAATTCGTGCTAGACAAGTTGCAACGGTTGCAACGACTGGAACAGTAGCATCTGCGACTACAAGCACGATTACTGTTTCGGGAACTCCTTGGGTTGTAAACGCTTATGCTGGTCTTTTTGTTATTATGACTAGCGGCACTAACGCTGCTAAACCATTTTTGATTGTGTCTAACACCAACAACACTTTGACTTTAGACACAACTCAAATCCTTTATCCAACTACGACTGTTACGGCTGCGGATACTTTCAGCATCGGTTTGCTCAATCGTGGAGGTATTTTGCCAACAGATGTTGGTATTTATACTGGCGGCGGTGTAGCGTTTATCGAGTTTGTTTTGTCACCAACTTTGACTGGCGCAAACTTTACTGACATTGGTGGCACATCGCTTTCGCAGAAAGATACATCAGCCACCGCTTTGTCAGGTGGCGAAGTTGTCGCATCGTATTACGCAACAGCCAACACGATTACCGCTGCTGACTTGCGTGGTTTGTATCCGCTTGGATTGAACACTAAAGGCACACTATCAGACATTTTGACTGTTGCGGTTACTCCAATTACTGGTGCGACTTTGACTGGCGCATCTGCAACTATTCGTTTTAGCGAAGCACAATCTTAGGAGATTAGAAATGGCTTTTGACAATTTCAAAAAAGTTGTTACACAGGTTCTTCAACTGACCTATAACGGCGGTATTACTTTTGGCGATGGTCTGATTCAGACTACTGCTTATCGTGGATACGCTGGACAGTTTTCGGATTACACCAACCAAACAACTGCCGATGCGACAGCTTCTAAAGCAATCACTCTCAACACCTCTGATTACTCGGATGGTGTAAGTGTTGTATCAAACTCTCGTATTACTTATGCAAACGCTGGAAATTACTCGTTAGAGTTTGACATTCAAGTTGAAAACTCTGCGGCTACTCGCTCTGACATTTATGTTTGGTTGCGTAAGAATGGCACAGATGTTGTTGGTTCGACTTCTGTTGGTAGCATTCCTGCTATTCAGACGGCAGTAAATGGTCGTGTGTATCTGACAGGAACTCACTTGATTACTGCGGCTGCTGGCGATTATTTTGAAGTGGTTTGGGGAACATCATCTACCTCGGTTCAGCTTTCAACTTTTGCTGCTGGAACTAGCCCAACTCGACCTACCGCTGCTTCTGTGAGCATTTATACATCTCTAGTCAAGTAAGGAAAGATAAATGCTAGTTGCTGGCGTTTACGACATTATTTGCCCACAAGGTGTTACTTATACAGAAACTTTTACTTACAAAATTGATAATGTTGCGGTAAATCTGACAGGGTATTCTGCGGCTATGCAAGTTCGTAGGACTTACGATTCGGTAACGCCTTTGATAAGTTTGACGAGTGGCAGCGGAATCACTTTGGGTGGTTCTGCTGGCACTATCACTTTGTTGATTGCTCACGCTACTACTGCTGCTTTTGAGGCGGGTCAATACATTTACGATTTAGAATTGACTTCTAGTGGTGGTATCAAAGACCGCATTTTGCAAGGAACTTTTACTGTTTCGTCTGAGGTAACTCGTGTCTAGTGTTGTTGTTGAGGTCGCTCAAAATACTGTTGGGGTTGCTGTTGCTCAAAATACTGTTGAGCTAAATGTTACTTCTCAAGCGGTTCAAGTTTTGACTTCAACGACTGGACCGCAAGGTGCTAATGGCATAGGTGTTCCTGTTGGTGGAACTGCTGGGCAGGTGTTGGCTAAAACTTCAGGAGCTGATTATGCAACTGGCTGGGTTACAAGTTCGGGTGGCGGTAGCGCTTATTCGTGGGGTCATCGTGCCTATAAAACTGGACAGTATTACACGCTACCTAGTGCAGTTGCAGGTGCTTCGGTTGCGGTGAATACAATAGTTTTTATGCCTTTCGTGATGCCAATAACTCAAACAATGACAAGCCTTACTGTCAGAGTAAGTTCTATTGTCGCTGGCGCTACGGCTAGTTTAGGTATTTATTCAAGTAATTCTGATGATGTGCCTACTACTTTAGTATTAGACGCTGGAGCAGTTTCTACATCAACAACAGGCGCAAAAACTATAACCATTAGTCAATCCTTATCCGCAGGTCTTTATTGGTTAGCTTATTTATCTACAAGTGGCGCACCGCAAATTTTTACAGCAACCACACAATCGCCGTTTATTCCGACCACATTAGCAAGCACAGCTTGTTGGATAGTTTCATCAACTTCATCATTTCCATCAACGGTAACACCAACTTTATCTAACTATTATGTTCCTTTACTGGTAGCTGGCTTCTAATGGCAACGAATGTTATTTATGGACTTGGTGGTTATTGTGAAAATTGTGATTCAACTCATGACCATCCGCTAAGCAACATAATTTCAATTGAAGAAATCCCAGACGAGGAAGAACAGAAATGACATTTTCTTATAGTGAGGCAGTCAGCGGTGTTTATGCCGACCCTAAAGATGAAGTGCGCTTCCTTGTTATGGATACTGTGGAGCAAGAGCGTAGTTTGAGCAATGAAGAAATTTATTATTTGCTAGATTTTTTTGATGGCAGCGTTTACCTTGCAGCATCTCAAGGAGCTACTCATTTAGCGATTGCTTACGCACAACTTTCTGCCGTAACTTCTAAAAGTGTTGGTGACTTGAGTTTGAGTTTGAGTTACCAAAATACGGCTGCTGAGTATAAGGAGCTGGCTAAGCGGTTGAAGCTGGGCAGGATTAGTAACACTTTGTCTGCTTATTTTGTTGAGTCGGATACACAATTTTCTATTGGGCAGTTTGATGAGTTGCGCCCATGATTGATAAAAATTTGGTTTCGTTGATGGCGACTACTGCTAGTTATCAAAATGTTGCTAGTAGGGATGTTTATGGTAGCCGAACTGGTGGAGCGGTTGTTACTTTCAAGTGTCACATCAAATTAAATCGGCGTGAGGCTTATACGCCTGAAAGTAACTTGGTTACTTATGGTGGCACGATTTACATGGATGATGTTTATGATGTTCAAAAGAACGCAATTCTAAACATGCCTGATGGCACTTCTCCAAAGATTTTGAATGTGCAAACTTTTTATGATGAGGTTGGAGCGCATCATACGACTATTGATTTTGAGGGTTAGCGATGATTGAGCTTTTGGGTATTGAGGCTTTGCGGAGGCTTAGCTCTCAGCAATTGACTGAGGTGACTGAGGTTGCTTTGGGTCAGGCGTTGAATGAGGAAGCTCAACTTATGTTTCTTGCATCGCAAAGGCGTGTGCCTGTCGAGTTTGGAACGCTAAGGCGTAGTGGCAAGATTTTGCCATTGATGAAACGACAAGGCAATTGGATTGTTGTAATGGGTTATGGCGGTGCAGCAAGTGCGTATGCAATGGACCAACATGAGCGTTTGGATTACAAACATAAAGAGGGTAAGTCTGCTAAGTATTTGGAAAACCCAATTCGTGAACGGTTGCCAAATCTTGAAGAACGCCTTGCTTATCGTGTCGGCAGAATTCTTGGGAGTGTGAAGTAATGAGTTGGGTCAATGCTATCGCTGACCATCTGACTAGCAACAGTTTGGGAACTCAGGGAACTGATTTATTTATTGGTCAGATGCCTGATACAACTGTTTTGACTACTTTGCTAACTGAGTATGACGGCAGTTTTATGGAAACTTTTGCATCAGGTATGGCTCTTTCGCAGCCGAGTTTGCAGGTGCGAGTTCGTGGCGTGATTGATGATTATGTCACTCCGAGAGCTAGGTTGGTTGCAATTCAGACTTTGCTCAACTCGATTTCTAATCAAACTCTTGGCGGTGTTCAGTTTTTGAGAGTTCGACCTTCAAGCACGATTTTGAGCATGGGTCAGGATGACCGTTTGCGTTGGGAGTTTTCAGCTAATTTTGAGGTGACTTTTGCAGGAATCTGAGGCTAACAAAATTTTGATGGCTTTGGATGGGCTGGCTGCTTATTTAGAAACTACTCGCAATCTAATCGTTGCTTCTATCGAGCCAGTATTGCAACCTGAAGCTCCTATCGAACCTGTCGAACCAGTCAAGCAATCTAAAGCTTCTAAAATCTTGGACATGATTCCTAATGATGTTTGTTCGCATGAAGATTCTCTTGAGCTAGTAACTCTTGGTGGCGTTTCTCTCCTATGCAATAGCTGTGGCGAACAGTTCTAGTTGTGGGCGTGTTAGAAGATAGCAAAAAAGTCCAATCCGTATAGTTGAAATGAGGAAATTATGGCAAAAAACATTGAATACAAAGTATTAGTGGGTTTAGATTACCCACCTGCTAAGCGAGCAGAGGCATACGACATCGTTACCGATTTGCCGAAAGAAAGCATTAGCTGGCTAGTATCGGGCGGTTACATCGTCTTGAACTCAGCTGCGCCTGTTGTCGAGGATGTTGTCGCTGATGTTGTGGATGCTTTAGAAAATGAGTTGCCCCTAGAGGAAGTTGTAGTTGATGCCGATTAGACATGGTAAAGATACTGACATTATTTTGGGCAAGTATGACATTTCGGCTTACTTGAACGAAGTAAATTCGAGCATGAACATTGAAACTGCCGAAACTTCAGCTTTTGGTAGCAATGCTAAAACTTACATTACTGGTCAGAATGATGGCACAATCAGCTTGAAGGGTATGTTTGATGGCGATGCTAACGCTATTTCAGCTGTTTTTGAGGACATTGTAAATAACGACTTGACACCTGCTGTGACAATTGCTTACGATGGCGGTTTGATTGGAGGCAACCGATGCACACTTGCGGTTGCTAAGCAAACCTCTTATGAGATTACTGCCCCTGTTTCAGATGTTGTTGCTTTGTCGGGTGAGCTTCAGGTTACTGGCGGTTTGCGTCAAGGCATTATTCTTGTGTCG